CTAGCTCACTCGCGACTGCTTAATAAGCTCCTTGACCAAGCCGTCGAGCCTGTCGCCGAGGTTCTCGATCGCACCCGCCAGACGGCCCTCCACCTCTCGCAGCACTTCCCGCGACACCAGGCGCTCGGCTTGCGAAAGCTGATGGGCATTGATCGCCGCCTGTAGGAGAGCGACTTTTTCGTGCGCTTGACGCGCGCTCTCCATTGCGTCGGCGGCCGACCGAATCGCAAGATCCGCCTTTTGACTTGCCGTCAGCCAAAACCGTAGCACCGCGACCGCACTACCGACCAAAGTCACGAGCGCAACCAGGTTGAGTTCCCATGTGAACGAAAATGGCATCATTTGTTCCCGCACTCTCTGGCGTGCCCGAAGGCGATGAAACGACCGTCGCGCGGCGAACGGCGGGGGCGATCACGCCCCGATCGGCTTCTTGGCCTTCCAGCGGCCGTAGAGGACAGTGCCCGCGCCGAACGCCGACCCGATCCCGGTCATAACCGCCGTCGCGAGCATCTGTTCTTCGGGGGAGAAGACCCGGCCGATAAGGGGTGCAACCATTGGTGATGCGGCCGCGATGATGGCGCCCCAGGTCACCCGGCTCTGATACCAAGGCTCGTTGTTCGTGAGGTGCTCGATCGCCGGAGCGATCGCCTCAGCAACTTCTTTCTTGATCTGCGGGGCGTCCGCGCGGGTGATGTCATTGTTCGGTGAGGCGACGAGCTTATCGACGACCACTTTGGCGATGTCGAAAATAAACGGGATTGCGGCTGCAGGGATAGGCATTTGCGGGGTTCCTTTCGGTGACGGTCAATCGAACGGAGGCAGAGGCACTGTCTGACCGGCCAGCGCATGCGTGCAGTCGTCGAGGAACTGGATCTTTCCGTCCGTCACGAACGAGTGGCAGATCGAGCACTCAAAGGGCGCTTTCTTCCCGAAACGCTTCTCGTAGGTGCACCAGCATTCCTCGCTCGCCTGGTGCCCTGCCACGTAGTGACCGGAGGTGACGAGGACTGACGGCGTGAAGGTCGGCTTTTCATAGTTGCCGTTGAAGCCCCAGCACGGCCGAACCTCGCCCTCGACTCGGACCATGTGAGCCCCGTCACAACCGGGGCACCAAAAGAAAAGGTGTCCACCTTTAGCCTTCCGGAGAATTCCTTCTTTGCTCATGGGATCATCGCCTTGATGGATGAGGTGTCGATGCCAAGTACCGACGCCACGGCGACGACGAGAGCCACCACGGCGGCGACGAGGGCGCCGTTCGCGACGGTGCTCGTAGCCGGCGGAGCGGGAGCGCCCGCCGTCGACTGCGGAGACCAAGGTGTGTCCTTAATCTTCCGCCACTTGTTGTGATTGGCGGCAAACCTGATGTGGTACTTGTTCGCCTCGTATCCGACGCCGTTGTAGACGCGGACGATCACGCGACAATCATCTGGCGTCGTCGGGCGAGTCAGCTTCGCGAGAGCACGGAGATCATCATCTATCTTGTTCGCGATGATGAAGTTCACGGAAGCGTCGAGATGGTTCTCTTCATCGGCACAGAACGAAGTGACCATCTCTTGAGGCGTGTCGTATCCAGCGTCGATGTGGTTCTCGCCGAGGATCTGTCCCAATCCCCACGAGCAGGCTTTTATCGCGGCCGTCTCGTCTATCGACAGTGCTCGCGTAAGCCGCGGGTAGGAATCGCTTGGGTATGTCCCTGTCCTCCAATTTGGATAGGCGATCCCGAGTGCCATCGCCGCATCGCGCTTCGCGCCTGCAGGGAGGTTGCGATAGAAGACATGCGGCTCGAATAACAGTTGCGGCCGCCCCTGCTTGTCGAATCCGGATCCTCTGCACTCGGTATCCATGAACGCGTGAAGCTCGTCTTCACCGACGCCGATGCGATGGCCGATACGAGGGATGTCGAGATCCTCAAGACGTTTCGCCGCTCCTTTGAACCCGTTCTCGCGCAGCTTCGCGAACGCAGCGGTAACATCCGTCGTCATGGTGACCTCGTAAATTTTTGAGAAGCAGTTGAGCGGCCGATCGGCGCACGACGGCTGGTTATTTCCTGTAGAATTCCCAGACGACGTTATCGATATCCATCGTGTGCTCGACTTGCGTGGCTGTGATCCCGTTCTGGATCTGATTGTAGTTTCCACTTGTCGGCATCGTGCGGCAGTTAAGGATCTTGCAGACCTCGACCCCATCCTGTCGAACAATCACAAAGCCGTTGGCATCGTCCGCGCGCGAGTAGCCAACTTCGGCCTGCAGGATCACGAACGGCCCTCTCGGAAAGGCCGGAACGGTCGGTGATGTCCGGTTTTGGTCGTCACTTCGAGCGCGAGGTGAGCCAAATTCGCGATCGATACGGGGCATCTGATTGCTGCCCCACTTGATCCGCATACCCACGGAACCGTTCGCCGTGTTCTCCGCGTCCCACCAATAGAGTTCAGCGAGACTGTTCGCGCCCGGTATCCGCAACTTGATGGTAGTCAGAGTCACGTCGCCAGGCTGAATTGTTAGACCGCTAAGTTGGCGGGTCAGTCCGGCTTTCGAGATGACGCTGCCACTCGGCTGCGCGTAACACCGCAGAAGGGCTGTGCTGCCGGCCGGCGGCGTGTCCGTCGAACGCTGGACCAGGTTGCCTGGATTATTGGTCGGATGACCCTCGCTATACTGGATGCTCCCGTATCGCGACGGCCAGGCACCAAGCATTGCGCCGGTTGTGGCGTCTTCCATGGCGGCGGATAACGTCGCTAGCAGGGTGCCCTCAATCGGGTTGGGGGGCGGAACTTCAATCTCGGGCGTCAGCGTGACGCCAACAGCGAGAAGATAGGTGCGGACGCGCGACCGCAGCGCGTCGGACTGTGCCTTGGTCAAGGACTGCCCAATCCACGCGAAATGGTGCATCGCGATAATGCCGCTGGTATTGGTGGTTCCGATTCGACCGAGTTCGATATTCGCGCCGACCGCAGAGGATGCGACAGCCGTAGTGACTTCCTCGGTGCCGACGCGGCTCTGATAATTGGCGGCCGCCGCGCGCGAGATGCAGACGTATTCGGAGCGACAGTCGAACGTGTGGTTGGGCGCAGAGGTCGTTGCGTCGTTGCATCGCGTAATGGGGTCGCCATCGGCTGATTGGGTCTGGATACGCAGATTCGTGTGACCGATAATGCAACCCGCACCCGTTTGGCCGGTGATCCAGCCAGCAATGGAGATGTTGTCGAGCGCCGGTACGCCGATGGCGGTTGCGGGGTTGAACCCTGTATCGAGCGCGGTCAAGGAGCCGCCGGGGAACTGAAAGCCACGATCCGCGGTAAAGGTAGGAGTGCCGACATTGACGAGATCGGCGGTGTCGGCGAGCCAATTCTGCCGCGCTGCCTGCTCGGTATGAGCCGCCTCTATGAACAAGCGATAACCGCGCGCGTACACGCCGTCTTCCTTCAATCCCTTCATGAGCGTGTTGATGTGGCCCTGCCGGGTAGCATCAGGCTGGACGTCGAAGCGGGCCAGCAGCGCCGTCGTCTCTGCCTCAGGCTCGAGGACGTCGAGCACGGCGATCGCAAAGGTCTTGTCGAAGGTCAATCCACCTTGATCGGTGAAGCGCACGGTGATGTTGTGACTCTCCGCTGCTTCAAAATCGGTGGGAACCGAGCCGGCCTGCAAGGCGGTTCCAACGATCTTAAAGCGGCCGCCCGCATCGTTGAGCAGCGTGAAAGCGCCCGTAGCGCCAAAATCGGGGTCGGTGAACGACAGGGTTCCAACCGACGTTCCCTCCGCAGCCGACTCGCTGATGCTGGCGGCCGACAACGCAATGCCGGTGGGCGGGCGATTGAGCCACGCCGAAGCCTTTGCAGAGGCACCGGGCCTGATGGGGCTGAGGATCACGCCGTGGCTCCCTCGATCGCCCAGACAGCACTTGTCCCGCCGGCATTCGACACGACACGAAAGAAGACCTCACCGTATTGCTCGGCTATGCCGACGTGAGCACTCTTTGAGGCTGGCACTTGCTTGGTCGCACCGGCGGCCAGAGCCCAGACGACGGCGCCTGCACCGAGCCGGCGGACAGCACACCCCTCACCGGGAAGCCAGTTGTTCGGCAGGGTGATGGTGACCGACGACGCGCTATTGACGTGAAGGTAAGCCGACTTGTCGGCGGGATCGAGAGCGTGAGACGCTGTGAATGTGTTGATCGGCGCGCTCGCGAGCCAGTCTGAAAGCGTCCGCGGAGTCCCACCGCCGCCGGTCGGAAGATACTTCCGATCATCGATCGCAGCGCGTACGCGCAAAGCCGACATTATTTTGGTATTTTCGGTGCCTGCCTTCGCTTCGGCGTCTGACGCTACCGCTGGTGAGGTGCCGTCCGCGCCGGCCGGTCCCGCCGGTCCGACAGGGCCTTGTGGCCCCACTTCTCCGGTTGGACCGGGGACGCCCTGGATACCTTGCGGGCCGGGGTCGCCCTGAAGGTCCGAGAGGGTGAATATGTTGCGCCACGCGTCGTTCGGCTCTGCCTCGTATTTGTATTGCACTAGACCGGTATTGACGCGCAGTTGGACCGGGTCGCCCCGCGGCCCAGGGTCACCCCGAAAGCCGCGATTACCTATCGGACCCACCGGACCGACCGGGCCGGTGAGCGCCGGCGATGAGAGCCATCCCTCGGGACCAAGAACCTCGAGCTTGTCCTCAACCCACCTCGTCTCGATGTTGATGGCTTGCAGGAGTTCGCTGATTTCAGCCTGCAGTGCCGACGCCCGCTCGATCTGGCCGAGAGCGGTTTGCGTGGCCTCGGCCAATTGCGCCACCAGAGCAGGAGCCGCATTGGCTGCATCGATGAGCGACGTGACGGAGCGAATATCAGACATCGTTTTTCCCTTGCGGCTCTAGCCGATATTCGATGACGGCACGGAGCCGGCCTCAACATTGCTCGAGTTAGATCGAGCCGAACCCGTCTTGGTCCGACTATCCTTCCCGGCATCGTTCTGCGGCTGTTTCAAATCCAGTTGGACGGTGTATCCGCTCCGCTTCGAGAGGGTGTGCTTCACGCCTTCGATGCGGTAGGTGCCGTCGACGCCGGGTCGCGCTCCGGAGATGATGCAATTGCCTTCCGGCTTCGCGTCGGCGGTGCCGAGGATGGTGACCGAGCCCTCGCCCGAGTTGCGCTCAACTCGCTTCTTTCCAGCCTGCGCGCGTCGTTCCGCGTTCTTCTCGTCCGGAGCCTGGATGCGGGTCTGAAACTCCGCTGACGTACCGTCCGAATCGACCTCAACATCCTTGGTTCGGATCTTCGCTCGCTTCGAGTCGTAGAACTCGACCCTCACCGTCTTGTGGCGCGGCCGAAGCAGAACCGGCGAGACATCCCATTGGAGAAGGTTGTCGCCCCAAGTCGCGTTGATCGTCGGGAGATCCTTGCCGGAGGCAGACTTGCCGCCGTTGGTCTCGACGAACATCGCCTTACCGTCTTGGATCTTGAACGTAGCGCCGATCTCACGCGCGACGCGCTGCCCCCAGGCGATGAAGCTCTCGCCCTGCATCGCCCAATAATCATCCTTGATCGAGGCAAGGTTCTCGGAGATGACGGCCTCGAGCCCGGCCTCCTTCGCCCATTCCTTCGCGACGTCGCCGAACGTGGCGTCATCTTTGTGCTTCTGTTGCGGCTCTTTGGCCTTGCCGGCTGCGTCGACGCCTTTTGCCGAGATCCGAAGCTCACGGCCGCCGCCGCGGGTGCCGGTTGAACGGACCTCGTCGATGGTGCCGGAGAAAACCAAGCCGATGCCCTGCCCTACGTGTCCGAGATGCACTTGCATCTTGTCGCCACCCTTCGGCATGGCGATCTGTCCGTCGACATCGGCGAGAGTGATCGAGCAAGTGTCGGACGTGAGCCCGTCCTTATCAGTGACCTCAATGTTCTTGACGAGCGGTTTGAAGCGATCGGTGTAGTCCGTGCCGTTGATATCGACTCGGTACGCCGGTTCGCGAAAGGGCATGGATCAATCCCAGAGTTGGACAACAGGGCGAGAGAGGACATCCGTCGACGGCGGATCAATCGGGATTGAGACCTTCGTGCCGACCGGGAGGTAAGGTCCGACCGACGCGAGGTTTTGGTTCATGGCGAGGATCCGCTCGACCATCCCGAACATCGGCTTCTTGAAGCGGCGCCACACCATGCCAGACAGCGTCAGTCCCTCGGTCGCGACTGTGTAGGTTTCGACGGTCGTGGTCATGAGAAGAACCCAGAGATGATGGACCCGAAGGCTCCGAAGTCAGGGGCGCCGCATTGCGTAAGCGAGATCTCGAAAGCAACCTTCCCGCCGACTCCGTTGAACCCTAGCGATTCGCTGTCTTGCGTGAGCTTGCGAATGAGGAACCATCCCATCGGCGTGAAGTCGCCGCGGAGAAGGTGTTGCGGAGTGCCGGAGAGCCGAAGCGACTCGATGATGTCCAACGCGGCAGCGCCGCCGGTGAACCCTGGGCTGTTCGGAAAGGTGATGCCTTTGATCGAAAAGGTCCGCCCACCCCCGCCCATGTTCTCATAGACGGGTTCGGTGCCGAGCACGTCGTGTTCCGCGAACGGGTACTCGCCCGAGCGCGAGTGCCCAACGGCATTGAGAGGCGCAATCTCAAACGCCACAGGGCCGAGCATCATGAGCATTACGCAATCTCCGAACCGTAGTCGGAGAACATGCCCCGAAGCAGTTGCTTGGTCTCACTCTCGATACGAGCCATGACAATCGACGCGATTGCGTCCGGATCCGTGTTGCCGTTGATGTGGAACGTCGGGCTGATCGAGAGAGAGACAGGGCCTCCTCCGCCGGCTCCGTCACCTCCGCGCAACTGACGGCCGTTGAGAATCCGGCCGCGCTCGGCAGGCTGGAAGAACTCTTTGTCATGCTCGTTGATCTGGTAAAGGCCGCCGGGATAGACGTTCCCGCCATTTGCGCGACCGGCAGGATTGGCGACCGGGGACACCGCGCCGCCGCCGAGTTGCGGACGGACCGGAACGTTCACACCGGCCGAAAAGAACGAGCGAATCCGTTCCATGATTGACTGCGACGCAGCGTCGACCTGGCCAGAGTTCGCGTTGATTCCCTCCGCGATGCCTTCCGGGATCTCATAGCCAGCGGCGATCGCGCGCTGACGGGCATCTTCGGCGATCGCGGCCGTCATAGATTGCATCGTGCCGCCGCCGGTGGCGGTGAGCCGCTCCTGCCCGGTCATCCCGCCGTACTTTTGGCCGGACTCGGCGAGCGCGGATCCAGCGCCATAGAGCAACGTGCCGCCCATGCCGAGCGGCCCCGCCAAGCGGGCAATCGTGGGAAGGATGCCGACCGCAGCCGCAGCCGCGGCAGGAGCGGCGACTTCCGCTACGGCTACAGTTGACGCGGCGGCGCCTCCGCCCGCAACAGCGCCACCAATGAGGCTTTGCGTACCCCATTGCATCGCTTTCCAACCGAGCAACCCGGCACCGGCACCGGTAGCAATCGTGCCCACACCGATTGCCGCCGCCACCGCCGGATTGCTCGCGGCGGCCGTTGCCATAGCATTGAGAGCGCCGGCGAGGTTGTTCATCATTGCCATCGCCGGATCCATGAGCGGGCTCGTGAGAGCCGCCATGAGATTGTCGAGAGCAGAGACGACACCCTTCGCCGAGACGAACGGATCTCTCGATCCAAGTTCACCGGCGGCCGCGGTGCCCGGAGCACGCGCCAGGTAGCCTTGCGTGATCTTGTATTGGTCTTCCTGCTGGATGAGCTTCGTGAAGACGTCCGCGACCATCTGGGGAAAAAGCTTGTTCATCGCCTCGGAGACTGCCGAGTCGTTCGTGATGTCGACGCCCGATTTCTCCAACGCCGGCTTGAGAGTGTTCCACGCATAGAGGTGGGGCGCGGTGGCAAGCTGGTCGCGATTGAGGAAGTTGCCTTGGGCGTCGCGCAGGCCGAGAGCCTGTTGCCGCTGCCCACGCTTCTTGTTCGGGCCCGCCATGCTCGTACCGCCGATCAGGCTCGACGTCGCCGTGGCGAGAGCGGTGCCGACCCGGTCGGGGCCCATGTCGGCGATCAGCGACGGCAGGACGGTATTGAGGAAGTCCGTTCCGAGAGCGCCACCAGCGGACTTCGCCCGCTTCGCGAACGTGAACATGTCGCGCGGCTTGTATTCCATGCCCTGCACGCCGGCGGCGCGAGCCATGCCGTCGAGAAGGCGCGTGACCAGGGAGACGTCGACGTTCTTCCCTAGCGTGTCGAGGCCGCGCATGAAACCCGCAAGCTGGCTGACGGCCTCGTCGGCGCCCTTCGACGACTGAATGATCGTGAGCGCCTTGGCAAGCTCAGGCGAGATCGAGAGCGCGCCTTCCGTGCCGAGCGCCGTCGTCGCGGTTTCGCGGAGTACGCTGTGCATGTCCGTCGCGCGGATCGACGGGTATTGCGTCGACTCCGCCATGCTCGCCGCGCGAAGGCGGGCAGTATCACCAGGCGGCAGACCGGCGAGGTAGTCGCGAGCATCCTCGCGCTTCGATTCTCCACCGGCCCGAGCCGTCGCACGAAAGGCGCGGCCAGCGAGATAGGTTCCGCTTCCGGCACCAAGCGCGAAAGCTGCGTTGCGGACAACAGAGCGACCGATAGCACCGGCCCCGCGACCGTGCTCGCGCTGAGCACGATCAAGCTCCCGCTGCGCGCGTATGGCTTCGCGAGCGGTTTCGCGGGAGACGCGCGCCTGCTCTCGCGCGGCATCGCGTGCGACTTTCGCGGTTTCCTGTGCGGCCTGCCTGTCGGCGCGGGTCGCCTCCTTGGCGAGGCGAGCCTTTTCCTTCGCTACCTCGCGAGCGAGGCGAAGTTGTTCCTTTGCCGACTCTGCAGCCGCCCGCTTCTCGGCGGCCGCGCGCTGCTTCGCCTCACGGATGCCGTCTTCGGTGAGCGCGTGCTGAGCCGCTCGAACTGCCGTGATCGAAGCGATCGAGTCGTTCCGCCACCGGCGGATAGCCTGTGTCTTGAACGAAGCATCGCCGGTCTTGATTTCGGACTGCAGCGCGCGCCACGAATGGCGGAGCTTGTCGAACTCGCCGGACGTGAGACGGAGGCGGTCGACCTGAGATTGGAAACCAGATCCCCAACGGATCGTCTTCCCGGCTTCCTTCGCGAAAGCCTGGGCATTCTTCGTCGCAGCTTTGAGCGTAGTGTCGAGAACGTTGAGACCACGCGCGCCTTTGACGCCATGTGACGATAGCCCGTCGATCGCCTTCTCGACCTGGTTGATCGCGCCGGCGGCCTTCTTGGCGCCGGCGCTAAGGTCGTCCTGCAGGGAGAGCTTGAGTTGGGCGAGATAGGTTTTTGCCACTTATCGCCTCCCCTTCTTTTTCAATTCCATAAGGATGACCGGTCTAACCCTGTCAGCGCGCGTCTTCTCGATACCGCAAGCGCGCTCGTAGTAGGCGATCAGGTCGTGCCACTCTCGGTGTTCCCAGACGTCGGGGCCGCCTCCGAGGACGGCGCAACAGAGGGAGACGTAGTCTCGCCACTGACGGGGCGACGCTCTGCCGCCTCCCGCAAGCTTTGGGGCAAAAAATCAAGGAGCAACCTATCGACCGCGGCCATGTCGTCCGCATCCAGTGCGTCGATCACCTCCTTGGGAGCATCGAAGATGGGCAGATGAGCGTTTTCGCCATGTTCGACGACGTCCTGCATGAAATCGCGGACCTGGGATGCCGTCATTCGTGTGAGCGTGATGTCGTGCCAGACCTTTCCCTCGTACTCGACGGGGTACGTGAGGGGGACGCTTTTGCTGCGATTGCCGAGCAGTTTCGGCGCCGGCTTCAAGGCCGGCGCTCCATTGACTTCCTGGTTGTCCATTTTGTGATCCTTGGATTACGAGAGGCCGAGGTTTCGGCCCATGCCGGCGTAGACAGGCGCGCCGTCAATGCGGATGCCGGGAGGCCCGCGGAAGACGTTAATGTAATATTTCTCCTGGTTGTTGAGCCAGAGTTCGTAGTGGGTGATCTCGTCGACCTGGTAGTCAGTCGAGATGCCGGAATCCCGCGAGAACGTGCCCATGTCGACTTTCGTGAGGCGCCCCTCAATGACGACTTTCGCCGAGAACTCGGTCGCGGCTTCGATGTCGCGAACGTTGCCGAGGATCGTGTATTTCTTTCGCGAGCGACCGGGGGTCATGATCTTGTTCATGACGTCAGGGTTGATGCCGCGGAGCTTGAACGTAAGCTCGAGGGCTTCAAAGACGGCCATACCCATTCGCATCGTCATCGCGGCACCGCCACCGGTGTGCTCGTGCGTCTTTTCCTGCAGAGCAGGAATCCGGACCTCTTCGAGTGCAAGGAATTGCGAGTTCGACGGGTCGAGATCATCGCAAAACAAGTTTGCGGCATCCATTTCGTAAAGGGTCGCCAAATCAGCCTCCTACAGCCTGATCGAATGGAAGGGAAAGGGTCCGCGGCTTACGCCGCGGTGCCGATGGTGCTGAGAGAGGTCGCAACGCTCTGGACGAGCGTGTCGAGCGCAGCGCGGTAACGACGCGACGAGATCGTGATCTTGCGAAGGACCGGTGCTTCCTCGGCGCGGAACATGACCTGAAGATTGCCGAGGCGGAGTTCCTCGGGGCTGTTCTTGTCCGGCTCGAACCCGACGCGGAAGTCGAGCACATAGCCGCGAGCGGTGAGCCGCTCCAAACCCGTCGTCATCGTGTTCAGGATCGCGTTCACGGTCGCGACGTTGATGTTGTAGCGGCCGAGGTAATAGCGGAGGGTCTGGACCTGTGTGAGTTCGATGTAGTCGCGCAGGCGCACGACGTGGGCGAACATCCAGAGCGGATCCTCAGACAACGTGTCGGTTCCCCAGAAGACAAAGCCTCCGGAAGCAATGGCGTTTTCGACGCCGGTCTCGCCCTTTACAATGATGCCCGCATTGAAGGCGAGAAGCTCCTGGCCCTCGGTCGCGTCGTCGGTGAGGTTGAACGCCACCGGACGCGAGACGCCGACGATGCCGTAGATCGGCTGGTTGGCGATGCCACGAGCCGGAACGCCGTCCGTCTCGAAGTCGCGCCGGATATACTGTCCGATCATGCGAGGCGAGGCCGGTCGGGTGACTGCCGCGCCGGTCGCATCCAGAACCTTTACGTCCTGAACAGTCGGGTGGAAGATCCGATTGCTCTGGATCGTCTCGCGCCATGCGAGCCAAGCCTCTCGAGTCGACGACGGACCATCCGGAATGAAACCCGCGTTGAGGCGGTTCAGGACAGTCGGGATGCCCGCAATGAGGCCATTGGCGACGTTGCCACGGACCGCGACGCCAGCGGCGCCGCCCGATCCGCCCCCGACCGGGGTGAGCGTGATGGTCGGAGCGGTCGTGTAGCCCGAACCGGGATTGGTGACGGTGAAGCCGGTGATGGCTCCGCCGGAGACTTGGGCGGTCGCAGTCGCACCCGTGCCGCCGCCGCCCGTGATGGCGACGGTGGGAGCCGTCGTGTAGCCGGTGCCAGGCGTGGTGACCGGGATAGAGAGGATCCCGTCGAGAGCCATCTGAGCCGTGAAGCCAGGCGCAGCGATGAGGCGCGGCGTGACCGACAGGTCGTTGGGAGCGTCGAGGAACGCCCACATGCCCGTACCGGCGGCCTCGCTTCCGACCATGTTGGCGATCGTTTCCGCCGGGGTCGATCCCTCAGTGACCCGAACGATAACGATCTTCGCGGCGACCTGGTCGTCGCCGAGTTGGGCAGAGATCCCGGCGACCGCGTCTGCCGCCGTGCCGGTGGCGCCAAGAGCAGTGACCATGGCGGCATCGCTCGAGTTTATGAAGACGGCCGTATTGAGCGGGAAGATGCCCGCGTCGGCCGCCGGAGCGGTGACGAGCAGGCCTGCGACCGACATTTCCGCGCCGAAAGCCGGCAAGGTTTCGATCTCATCCCGGACGTGTTTGATGCCGACTACGAGAGCCATGGCCTTCTCCTGTTTTTCGCAAAAAAAATCCCGCCGAGAAGCGGGTGGGTGATGCTTTGCGGAAAGCCGCTCGGCGGAAGATTTCGTGTTGAAGGCCCTAGTCGACGACAACCTCGAAGAAAGCGTCAACATCAGCATGTGTCGTGGCAGTGCCGGCTACGATCGCCGCAAGCGCGTATGCTTCGCGCCCAAAGGCATCTCGAACGTGGTTCCGAACCGCTATGGCGAGAGAACTCATTTCGGCGTTCGTCAGCATACGGAATATTCCGTCAGCGAATTTCCAGCCGTCGCCGTCCTCACGCGCACCGATCTGGATGGCCAAGACCTCAGCCGTAATCTTGCCTTGGCTCTCCCGATCAGTGTGGACGAGCCATTCGTTCCAGGTGGATCCCTTCACCTCGAATTGCTGCCGACGATAGGCAGCATAAAGCGCCAAGTCGGTCGGTGGCTCGGATTCATCCGGCACACCCGAAGGCTTCGGGGCCAGGGTCCAACTGGTGCCGGTCCAGACAGCAACCAATCCTGTCGTGACCACTGGCGGCGGAACCGACACGGTGAACGCCGGGATCAACCACACGTTAGGCTCACGCGGCGACCGGTCCGCGGCAACAAGCCCTGTGAACTCGCCTGTAATCGATGAATATCCGTAACAGATCGGTGCTGGCATTTCGGGACCTCAGTATTTGATGCAGGCGAGTAGCGCGACGTTTCGCGGTCGCGTCTCCGGGCTACCCGTATGCTGTATAGAGATGCCGGTGCCCGCTCCGTAAATCGCGATGCCTGTGAGAGCCGCGCTTGTCGCGATATGGTCCAAACCACGATTTGAGCCGGTCGAGCCTGAAGTGCTGGTTATTGCCGAATAGCGGTCGTAGCCGTGAGAGTGTCCAGGATCGTAAACGCTGTGAGCATGGGTTGGGTCATTGACACCGTGATTGTGCGACTGGATCGTCTGGCCCTGATTTGACCCGACCGCGCGGCCGATATCGATGCCCCTACCATCATCAAAGCCGCGAATGAACTCGCCGCGGAGATCGGGAATGCGAAACGTTGTCGTTCCGTTGCCCGGTGAGTACATACCGGGATTCGTAGCCCAAGCAGCGTCGTTGGCTGCGAGCATTCCGCTAACCTGAGCCTCATTCCAAAGGGCGGGATATGCCGTTCTATTGAGCAGCGCACCATTGGCTTTCAACCAACCGGCCGGCGCAGTGGTCCTTGGGAAATAGTCTATACTGCCGGGAATGCTCTTCTGTGCGCCCAAGTTCGCCAACGCTGCGTCCTTGTTGACCACATCGGCTAGGTCCAGTGCTTTGAGAAGCGCCGCCGCTACCGACAGCGCGGACCATTGGCCGCCGCCCCAGCCTTCGTAGAAACCAAGCTGCGTGTTGTAACGAATACGCGCGCCGGACGGCGACGGAGGGCGTGCCGCCGTGTCGCCTTGGGGCACGATGACCGACGACCCGTCTAGGCCAGCCTTTCCGTTCAGAATGCTCTCAAGGTTTCCGACGTCGCTGACCGCGATGGAAGCGGGTTGCCAAGCCGTACCGACAAATTTGAAGAACTGACCGCCTGTGGCGGTGCTCGCGTCAACGTTCGTCAGGTCGTCAAGAGCGTGGCTATGATTGGACGCTGCCTTATCGTCCAAAGTCGACTGCAAGCCATTGATCTGGCCGATCGAGTGCGTGTGTTCGATAGCCGCCTTTTGCCCGACTGCCAAGATCAGGCCGTAGACATCGGCGTCTATGCCGTTGATTGCTGCAGCGATACGGACAACGTCGTCGACCATGTCGTTCGCCGCATTCGGAATCGGGTAATTCCGGTTTGGCGACCGGTCATCGATAATGGGCATCCGGGCGTCCCCTAGATCGAATAGGCGCGAAGGCGCGCGATGGATGGCCGAGCGGCGGGCGTGCCGTTCAAGGTGATGCGGATCCTTCCGAAGGCCGCCGTGTGAGAGGCCTTTTCGTACTTCGGCTCGTTCCAGTTGTTGCCAAGAACGTCCGTCAGGCCGAGCGTCAACGGCGAAAATGTCCCGGTGCCCTCGTCGACATCGACGGAGATCGACGATCCGGCCGGAAGGAACGACTTGAACACGGCGGCGATCTTTACCGCGACGCCCATTTGGAACAGACGCGAAATATAGGTGCCGCTTTCACGAATGCGGCCGCCTATCAGGATCCCATGAGGGTACAGGATCGGGGAGATCTTCTCCGTGCCGCTCAAGACGGCGCGCAGTGTGACCGTTTCGTCGACGAACTCATCGAACTCCCACGTCTGGTCGGGGGCGACCTGAATGACCTCGCCGGACAGACGCACAAGCTCGAACCGAAAGGCGGCATCGTCAGTCGGGATTTCAACAGCGGCCCGAATGACCATGTCCGAGACTTGGTCGAACGCTCCCGTCCACAGATCGATAGACTTGGTTGCCGGGGCGAACTTCGCCGCGACAATCTCGAAATGAAGATCGGTGTCCTGGTGCGGTGTCCAGGACATGCGGTTCGCCGATGAGAACAGCACACCGACCGTGTAAGGCTGAGACGAGATCCTTTTTTGGGTCGCGACGTCGACGTCACCCAACCGGCAGACGGCGACCGAGTGGTCCGGATCCGCCGTCAAGATGACGAAGCAGAACTCCCGGTCGGACGGCAGGAAGACCGGTGCCGCAAAGCGAGCCTGGATCAGGTCACCCACGGCCGGGGTTGCCATGCTGATGAAGGCTTCGGCCAACACCTCGTTCGATGGGAAGCCATTCTGCATCCGAGCCAACTGGACACGAACGCCCTTGGCCCTGTCGCCGATTTCGGTGAAGCGAAAGTTGAGGCCGACGATGAGCCGCGGCTCCGGGATCGTAAAGCTCTGAGCCAGCGGATCCGGGGCGCCACCGTTTGATCCGCCGCCGGGATCCTGGTTGTTCTGCTGGATCACGGGTTGCGTGATCTGATTGATGATCGTGATGTTCCGGATGATCGGCGTCGTAGGAGTCACAGGCGGCTTCACTGTCGGCGCCGCACGCGTGATAAGCGTCACCCGACGCATGGTCGTGATGTCGATCGTGCCCTCACCCACGAAAATCGCTTCACAGAAGCTCTCGGCGGCGCCGGTCGCATGGACCCGGCGGCGACCAACCGGCACGCCAGCCGGGATGACAAACGAGGTCGTGACAACGCCCGAGCCGTTCGCCGTCTGGACGCCAGGCGGTTTCACGTCGATCCCGTCGAACGTGAGCGTTGCCAAGTTCTCGCCGGCGCCGAAGCCATCCAGCGTTACGTTGACCGTGATCTGCCGAAGGTTGACGGCGTTGACGCGCCGGATCTCGGTAACCTCGTTGAAGGTCGTTTGGCCGGGAGGCTGGTTTGGCGCGGCGGTGAACTCTTGCGTGATCGCTGACGTCCACGCCGTTTGCTCGTCCGTCCAGAAATCGACCGGCGGCACGAGGGTCATGGCACCCGGCATGACCGTGAAGTTGTCGTACGGGTTGATGTTCATCGACCGCGTACGGAGCGGCTGACTGATGACCACCTCTTCCGTGAAGTTGAGGGTCTGGATTGTCGTGCCTATGCGCTGAAGCAGCACGTCGTCGATCGCGAGTTGCAGGACCCCCTTGTTGACCGCGGCCGTCTGGGATGCGCCCTGGTCGCGGTAGAAGTCATCGACAAAAGTGTCGGTGAAGATGCCCTTCTTGCTCACGGGCTCGCGCGAAAGGATGTCCCGCTCGCTCTCCGCCCGGTCGAATTGGTCAAGGATATCGATCAGGCGGTTGAAGTACCGGCGCTGCTCGTCATAGGTGAAGTTGTGGGTGCCATTGCTGATAACGACCGGCCGTTCGGCGACGAGAAAGTTGTTCTGGATCTCCGCGAGCTTCAGCACGTTCGATGGCGTGATCGGCGGCAAGGCGTTGCGGCGGGCCGAGAGGCCCTTCACGTAGACCGGGCGTCCGGTGACGTCCATGCACAGGATATCCGTGCGCGGGAGCTTCGACGTGTACGAGATGAGGACGGGACGCCCGTTGACACCGCCGCTCACCGTGACCGTCGTATCAGTGATCGCGGTCGGCGTGACCGATGAGTTATAGAGATAGGTCACCGTGTAGGTGGACGAAGCCGGCGGTTCGGTGCCGCCCGGTGCCCAGGAGACGGCGTCCCCGATGAGATCCCATGCGGTGTCGGGGACGGGGTTGCCGGCGTAAACGATCGACTCGATCTCAATGACCGATGAAAATCCAAGGTCATCCATGCCACCGGGGACAAGCCCGCGTGGGATGACCTCGACCGCTCGCTTGACCACAATGGCAGCTTGGACGGATTCGATGGGCGCGCGCGAGACCTCGACCACCGTTGAGCCGCCGGTCACGCCCGTAAACGTATGGGGCTCAGCGGCGATCTGCTCGAGGTCAGGTTCCTCCGGCTCGGAGTGCCGGATGCTAGCCTCTCGGATCCTCTTGAAGCCGAGGACGTTCGCGCGGCCGGCACCGATGCTGAATACCTGGTCGTTGCCCGTTTTGCCGAGCGACGTGACCTCACATCCCTCGACGATATAGTTCGCGTTCGCGTCAAAATCATAGACGGCGATCTGAGAGATGACACCCGAAAGCGAGGGCGGCGCCTGCTGGTCGATGACCGCGCCATCCTTGATGAGATAGACGCCATAGAACACGCCAGGCTGAGCGTCACCGAAGACTGACCAGGAGATCGTCTCGATTACGCGAGCCGCACCGGGCTCGCCTTCGGCTTCCGAGCCAGGATGGAGGCCGACAAGGTTCGGGTCGTCCAACTCGTCGATCGAAGTCTTGAGCAGGCGCACTCCGATGGCGAATTCACCCACCATCTGGATATCCGGAAAGAACGCGGCGGCGACCGGACGGATATCGCCTTCGACATAAATCTCACCGGCCGAAAGAGTGGCGGTCTCAGCGTCGGTGTCGATGATGATGTCGGCGCCGGAGATCCGGTCGCCGTCCTTCGCCGTCATGTTGCCGACCCGGCGATTGCGCCGCTCCGTGATCGACTGCAGTTCGTTGATCTCCGCACCCTGAGCAAAGCGATTTTCACGCACCACGACTCGCGCCCAATCGGGGTTTTCCGCCGAACGGTCGTAAGCGTCGGGAATGCCGGACGGATGCTCGTTTGCCATGATGGCTCCTAAAACCGGAGAACGGCGCTCACGCGCTCGCGCACGGTGCGACCGAACTGGATCGAGAAAGGTTTCTCAGCGAAAATTGGCCCTGTGACCGAAAGGCCGCCGGGTGGAAGCCACAAGGATCCGAGGGGGTTGCCGACAACGGGCTCAGCGCCGGCGAGGAACCCGACCGTTGCAGCCGTCGTTCCGAACCCGTCGCCGAAGTCCGTCAGGGCCTCGACATAGATCGAAGTGGCCGAAGACGAGACGATCCCATAAGAGGTCGACCCGATCTTGTATTGACCGTTGCTGTTTGGTGCGACCCGGTGGAAGGCCCGCGCGCGCCGATATCCGATGACCGCGCCGTCGCCATCCTTGAAAACTGCCCAAGCCGGACGACCATTCCGGTCGGTGAAGACCGCCTCAACCATGGCGGCTGATCGCGCCCGCGTCGCTTCATCCCCCCAAGGCGCGGCAAGCCAGGGGAACGCGCCCCACGTCACGTTGCCTGGGCCGACCGGCGGCAACCAGACGCCGAGCGCGGTCAACTCGGCTTCGGACATCGCGTGATCGGATTCGTACTTTCGGGAGAACGACCATTTGGCGCCCTCCGGATCGATCCGGACGCCCGAGTAGTCAGACCATAGCTTGTTGCCCCAGGCGCCGTGCCCATACTCGAGTGCGCGGATGTCGTAACCTTTGAACCCGCGCGCCAGGTATGACCGCATTGGGACAGACAGGCGAGCAACACCCTCAATACGGGCGAGGTCGTCCTCGCTATCCCTGATCCGGTCGAGTTCAAGTTGGAAGGCGTTCCAGCGCCGGCGGCGCGGAGGCGCTTCCTCAAGCCGCGCGGTATATCCGACCCACGCGAGAGCATAGGACAATGCTTGCGGAGTGCCTCGGACCCGCTGCCACCGAATCCCCTCGTCGATCAGGTCGTAGAGATTGACGACGTAGGGCGTAAGCTCGCCGAGGCCGTATTCGTAGATCAGGAACGGCAGGAAAGAAGGCGGTGGGTTCAGGATCTTGAGGCCGCGGGCCGCGTCGATGCTCGGCGAAATCTTATCGTAGAAGTCGGTTGCCTCCTGCAGGGCCCGCTCGAAAGCGGTCGACTGTTGCGGCAGGAGATCCAGCGGCATTAGTACGCCCGCCCCATATTGTTGAGCGTCACCGTGCCGATTGCGATCGCCTCATTCGGGGATGCCACGACATTGTCTACTGGCGTCAGAACGTCGACACGCTGAATGCCTGGGCGCATGAGCCGAGCGCCGATCCACGCGCGCGCGAGATCGAATCCAAGGCCGGTTTCGGCGGCCCATGTGGAGCGCAACGTTGCCGGCATCGTTCCGATGAGCGAGTCCGGCGATTCCGGCAGAAGCCAAACGTTCGCCGAGATGTTGATGACCGTAAAGATGGCCGCTTTGACGATGATCGTGTCGTTCACCATCCGGACGGACGCGTCATTGACGGCTGTACGGACGGTCTCGAGAAGCGCCTCGTCGGCGACCCCGTTGTTATCGATCGAATAGACCGCGACATAGATGGTCGGATCCGTGCCTTCGCGATAGACGACGACGTCCTGGACCCGCAGGCTCGACTTCATCGCGACTGCCCGGTAACGGGGTGCTGTGCCGCCGGTCGAGCGACCCTGAATTTCCAACACGACGCGCTTGCGGAGGCGGTCATCACCCTCGTCGTTCATCCGGATCACGTCGTAGAAGACGGCCAGGTTGTCGAGATCCGTTCCAACAGCGAAGGCCAGGAGGTTCGACTTGACGACGTCGTTCATCCGGGCTTCGAGGATGGCCTTTCGGAACGCGACGACCTGGATGTTCTTCTGGCTCGGTTCGCTTTCGAGCCCCGCAACCCCGACCAAATCCGGGAAGAGAGCCACCAGGTCGCCCGTCATGAGACCGACAGTCGTCTCGAGCGAGACCTCTTCGATGATCTGCGGCTCGGGGAAGGCCGAAAGGTCATAGAGGGTGCTATCGGCCATCGAGGCTATCCAATGCTTTCAGCTTCTTCGACCGCCGTGAACCGGCTTCCGGATCCCGAGAGAACGACGCGCCGCTTACCGGCAGGAGTGAAGTCGCCAAGATGCCCGCGGGGGAGATATTCTCCCTCGAGCCGACACGCGAACTCGCCACTTCGGAGAGCCTCGAGCGGCACGATCTTTATGACGCGAAAGCGAGGCTCCACCGGGAGCCCGTTTTTCTGGCGCATGGAGAGCGCGATCGCGACGATCTGGAAGAACTTGACCAGGTTGTCATGATTCATGTTCTCGCCGAGCATCGCGAGACCTGGGAAGCCGTACCATTCGCGCACCGCACGTTGGCCGATTCCGGTGGTGAGGACGTCGCCGATAGATTGTGCGACGTGATCGAAATTGTGGATCAGCCGCCCCGTCTCGCGATCCATCCCCGCCGAGGACATTACGCGGTCTTTTTGCCGGCGGGCTTGGCGGCTTCGGGGCGGATGTGGCCGAGGCGAAGCTCATGCTCGGCCTGGCTAGCGGTGAGATCGAGCGGCTGATTGCGATGGCGCCGGCCGGCGACGAACGGACCGGCTAGTTCGGTCACGAGGTATCGAGATTTGGTCAAGTCAACCATTGAGCCCTCCTTACGGGATCCTGAATTTCGGGCGTCCGGTTGTCGGATGCCCGCACGTTGCGACGTGGCCTTCCCGGCAAACCGGGATGCCGTTGAGACGGAAGTTCGGTGAGCCCTGGGCCATCGTCGGATCAGGGACGTGTGGAGGCTCGAACGGTGAGTGCGGGGCGACATGATCCCCCAAGAGCACGATGGGATTCCCGTCGACCTTGAAATTTGCGCCCTGCAGCCCGAGTTGAGTGCCGCCGGCGGCATCAACACCTACGCAAGCGACCCCAGGCATTACGTCTTCCAATCGTAATCGGCGGCCCTGGTCTTCAGGCCGCCGTCGCTCCATTCCATTTTCGTGCCGCCGATCGAGAGCGTCACGGCCTGGTCGGTCGCGTCGAAGACCGCGCCACCGACCGTCAGCTTCAATTGCTTGCCGCGAACCTCGACCTTCACATCGCCAAAAGTCATGACGTGCTCGTCGCCCTTTTTCGAGGGCGAGGCGTTCTCGTCGCTCCACGTCATCGGGATCGCTATGCCGCGGCGGAAGTCACCATCGCCGGACATGAGCGCGAATTGCTGCCCTTTGGAAGGTGGCGTGTGAACCTTCAGTGCGCCGGCGACCTGTGCGTACGGGATCCACGGCGAAAGGTACGGCTTTTCGTCTGTGCCGCCGAGGCGGACGCGGATCTTGTGGGTCTCGGCGTTGACCTCATGGACCGTTCCATACCGAAGCGAATTCGATCCCCGATTTTCCGACTCGACTTGGCGGGCGAGCGTCTCGATCAGCGAGCGCATTACGAGCCCGAGAGAGTTGGCGGCACAACCACCGTCAGGTCGGCCGGGTTGATCTCGATACCCGAGAGTTCGGCCGGCTCGCCTTCTTCTGTCGGGTCGACCGGAGCAAGGCCGATCGCCTGAATAGCAGCGTCGCTCAACCCGGCGGCCGCCTGCACCTGTTCCCAGGTTGCGAGGCCGGTGGGCTCAACGATGAGGTCTCTGAACATATCCGCAAGCACATTCAGACCCGGATCCGGATCGGCGCGGAGTGCCGCATCGAAGCCGGCCCAAAACGGGTTGAGGGCAATGCCGATGCCAGGTTCCGGGATCGTTCGGCACGCCATTGAAACTTCGCGGCAGGGCACGCGCAATCCGGTTTCGAGTTCGATCAGGATTGGCCGACTGTCAAAGTCGCCGTAGCCGGCCACGAGAAACTTCCACAGATCGATCCACGGCTTCGAGCCAGTGGAGAGCGCAACCGAGATCTGGCGCACGAGAAGATCGATTCCGAGCGCCGCGCCTGCGCGCTGCAGATTGAGATCCTCGGCTGTGTCGTCGCCTGCCGGTAGATAAGCCTGGTAGACGAGTTCGATGGAGCCATTGTTGAGAGAGGTCAACTCACGGCCCGTGACGTCGCCCTTGTGGACGCCGGTATAGACCGAAATGACCGGGACCTGCTGGCGGAGAACTTCGACAAGCGGCTCGACAGGCGCGTTGAGGACCGCTTGACCCGCCATTGTGCGACCGCGCACCAGTTTGGTGAAAATGATCCGCATCGCGGCGCCGACGAGGCTCATGTCTTCATCTTTCCAGGCTTGCAGCGCAGGATGACGCGACCGAGGCCATCGGGCTCGACGGTTGTCACGGCCGCGACGGGCTCTAGTGGCCTCGAGAGCATCTGGACGCGGTCACCTGGCTTTATCGTGGTCGGGAGATTCACCTCCCGAATGCTGATGTGGAGAAGCTCGCCGACCAGTTCCGACGCGTCGGCGTCATTGCGACCGCCGTAGCGGGTTTTCATGGTCTTCGGAGAGAAGTCGACGACTCCAACCGTGGAGAACGCCACACGGAGGGGATCAGCGGTTCCCTTCACGAACTCGCCATCGGCGCGCGGCTCAACATAAATTTCTTCGCCGAAGAGGTCATCCACATTCTCGGATGCAATGGCCTCATAGGCGTCGAACTTTTGCATTGCCGCGCGCCGTTTTCGATTAGGTCATACGGGCGCGCATGAGCACGCGCGGACGGGTGACGTAATGAAGGGAGTTGGTCTGGAACTCGAGGTTCCGTCCCTTTCCATTCGGCATCGACCACTGCTTCGCGTAGAGCCGCTGGCCCGGTTGGTTGACCGTCTCTTCGTAGTCCGCTGGCGCATAGACGGTGCGGAAGAGGCCGGGAACGCCGAGGGGGATGAACTTCGCTTCGGTCGGGGCGATGCTAACGCCAAGACCACCACGGTAGTTGACCCAACGGATGTTGAGCGCGTCGAACTCACCCCAAACGCCGGAATTGGCGCCGGCGTTGCTTGCCTCTAGGAAGCCAGAGCGAAGCGCCTGCACACCTTCGAATCCCTTGTAGGTGTCACGGATTTCCTTGTGCTGAATCAGTTTGTCGTAAAACTGATCGCCGGTGAGCGCGAGGATGCCGTTGAACGGAAGGCCGCCGAGAGCGGTGCCCATGGCGCGCATGAGATCCGCGGACTTCTGGCGCAAGACCCCTTCGGCCGGGGAGGCGTTGTCGAGGTCCCAATCGACTTCCGCCGGCTGTGACTCGCCCATTTCCGTGAAGTAGTTGTAAAGCACAGTACCGTCAGCATCCAGCAACGTGCCGGAGGTAATGACGGAGAGGCGATGGTACTCTTCGGTGAGCGCAAAGCTCTGGCTGTGCTCGGCCGCCCGCATGGCGATCTTGCCCTGCAGGGTTTCAACGGCCTTTTCAGTGCCGAAAGCACGAACGCCCTGGACCTCGTCGGCATAGATAGCGTCGTCGCGCTGGAAGTGCGGGACGCGGAGCATCCGCATGGTGCGACGATTTTTTCCAACCGTGTCGCCCGGGGCGCCGCGTGGCGAGGCCGGCACGATCGAATATTGCCCATCCGCGGCCTTTTCGATCGCGATATTCAGCGTGTCGATAGGGGTGGCGCGGAAGAGGCCGAGTTTCCCGACGTAACCGGGGACGTACTTTATCTCGCGCATCGCGTCGCTCATCGACGTGACGGAGAATGCGTCGTCGTTGAAAATGTCCAACATAGTAGCGGTTTCCCTTTGTTTCCCGCGTTAAGGCGGTGGTCCGTGTGCCCGCCTTGCGGGCGTTTAGGGGATGGGGCGAAGAGGCTCGGGAGTTAACGAGTGATGATGCCTACGGCGGCAAGTTCACTGTTCTTCACGCCCTTTTTGGTGGCGTCGTTGACCGTCACTGCATAGAGCAGGCAGTTCTTGTTGACCTCGGCGTCGCGCGTGATGGCCGAGACCTTCACGTCAACAGACGTGGCGTCGACGGTGTAGATGTTGATGGCCGAGCCGACTTGGGAACCATCCGCGCCAGTAGCCGGAGACGGTGCGTACTTGCCCGACGCGATGACCTTGCCGAGCACGGTTCCGGCAGTGACGACGCCAGATCCCGCGACGATCGTGATCGCATCGCGCGACCGGTGCCATCCGGCTTCCGACATAATGAATTCGCCAGGATGGACGCCTTCGGTGAGAACAGGCATTTAAGCCTCCCTTAAAACGGATCTGAATGGGTGGGTGGAGAGAGTGAGCGAGCCCGATTAGGTCGGGTTGTCCTCGAACTGACGGTTGGCCGCCTTGGTGGCCTTACCCCATCCAGCGGAGGCCACGGCCTTCGTGTCCGGGGTGCTTTCGTGAAAGCCGAGCGTGCCACCCTCTGCCTTACGCTCGACGTAAGATTGCTCGCTGGCCGCCGGGGCCGCGATCGCCGAAGCCGCGAGCATTTTCTTCGCATCGTCGACCGACATATCGGTCTGGAACGCGATGTGGTTGGCCTGCGTTTCGCGGCCCTTCGCTTCATCAGACTGAAGGATGGCGCCGATACGGGCCTTGGCGTCGGCCGCGGCCTGTGCGGCGATCGCGCCGGTGTCGAGTGTTGCGGCTGCGGGAGCCGGCTGGATGGCGGTCGCCGAGGCGATCTGTTTGTCAACCACGGCAGCGAGAGAAGCGATCGCGGCTGCGTTTTTCTCTTCGATATCCATTTTCAGAGATCCTTTTGCTTTGGAATATGACTTCCGTCCGTTGCCGCGAGCGGCGATTCCGGCGAGGACGTCGTCTAGGGTGCCAACCGCATCGGCGAGGCCGACCTTGACGGCTTCCTGGCCGATGTAAGTACGCGCTTCCGTTGCGCGCACCGCTTTTGCGGACATGCCCCTACGGCCTTCCGCGACGGTCTGGACGAACAAGGAATAGAATTGCTCGATCTCAGATTGGAAGTCCGCGCGCACGTTTTCCGGCAGCGCTGCGAATGAGTGGCCGTCGACCTTGTGGGCACCGGCGAAGATGAGGGTAGGCTTGATGCCGCGATCGGCGAGCGCCTGACTCTGGTCGATGTGGAGCATCACGACGCCAATGGACCCGACGATGCCGGACGGGACGGTGATAATCTCGTCGGCGCCTGACGCGATCGCGTAGCCGGCGGAGGCCGCCATGCCATCGACGACGGCGACCACACGCTTATCCGCGTTGACTTTCCGAACAAGGCTGGCGATCTCCATTGCGCCAACCGCCTCGCCACCGGGCGACTCCATGTCGAGCACGATCGTTTGTACGGACGCGTCGCGCGCGGCCTCTTTCAACTGCGAGGCAACACCTTCGTATGAGGTGAGCCCGGAATCCGCACCGACCCACGCGCCACGGTTTACGAGTTCGCCTTCGACCGTGATGATCGCTGCCGAGCCTTGCCGCCGGTACATGGTTCCATTGCGGCCGCGAACCGGCTCGGCGTCGAGACGTCCGCTCATGGGGCGCGCGACTTGGTCGCCGCGAGCGCGATCCAAAAGGAAAGCGCCGATAGTCTCCGCGGCGGACGGCAAAAGCCAGAGCGGCTTGTTGAACGCCTTGCGGAGGATGAGATCATACGTTGGCATTATCGGCACCCACAGCGCGGGCCCGGGCCCAATGTGATCGCGAAGTGAAGCGCCCTGCCCTCTTTCGCAGCGCAGGCCGCCTCGAACTCCCGCTCAATATTGTCGAGGATCTTGCCGTCACCGGGCGAAAACCAAGTCTCGCGGTCGCGAAACGAGATTTTCTGCACCGTACCAGTAGACGCCATTTCCAAGCGAACAATGCGGAGTTGCCGGAGTCCGGCACAGGGATCCGTTTCCTTGAGGTCCAGGATCACTCCCCAATCGATCGCCATTTTGCTGATCCCTTACGGACGGTGCGCGACGGCTTTGGCATTCTCTCCGGCTGCAGGGCCATTAAGAGCCTCTTTCGCGGAGGCCTTCGTCGGGTAGACGAGAGCCTTCTGAATCTCCCAAGTCCAACCCGCGACGGCGTAGTCGCCATCGGTCCAATAGGACGGGAGATCTCCCTCGAACCTCGCCGGACGGGCGAGAACGAAGCCCTCGTCTAGGTCTCGGGAAGGAGCGGCGTTGGCGGCGGGCTCATCGTCCTTCGTCTTCGCGACGGCCGTGTCCGAGACTTTCAGGGCCTCGGCCGCAGCGTTCTTCTCGACTTCGGTGGTGGGCGGACCGTTGCCAGCGGGGGCGGCCTCAGCAGTCGTTTTCGCGGTAGCCATTTTCAATCTTCCTTTGCCCATTCCGCCTCAAATTCGAGGTCGGCTGCATCTGGTTTCCGGCGCCCATACCCCATGAGGTTGAGCGCCGAGCGGGACCGCTTCGAGCCGGGATTGTCAGGCGCGAAGGACGGGTCGTCGGATTTGTCCGCGTCGTCACCTTGTTCCGCGCGGGAAAACTCCGCTTTCTTCTCGAGCGGATCAGCGTGGGGGTCGGGGAGCCCGAGTTTCAGAGCAAAATCGCGCTCGCGGGCGCGTTGCTTCATGTCATCGCGCCAATCCCGGCCGTAGCTCGCCGAGACCGCTTCGAGGGTCGTGGCGCCCATGTCTTTGAGGGTCTGGTGCGCGCGCGCCGTCTTTAAATCGTCGGCTTGGGGCGCGGCGGGGCCGTTCCACCAGGCGCCGCAAGCGGCGGCTTTATTCCGGAAGAAGGCTTCGAGACCTCCAGGGAACGGGATCCTTCCTTCACCGATCTTTTCCTCGAGCCAAGCCTCGAAACCAGCTTGCGAAAATGGGTTTACGATGTTCGTTCGCCGATTGAGCACGATGGGCCAGATCTGCGCTGTGCCCATTCGGACCGACGAGTACGTCGCGCTCCGGAAGTCCATAGTCGCTTCTTCGTAGGTGAGACCAGCGCAGCGGGCGATTTCTCTCATCAGCCAGCCGGCGAAGTTGTCGTAATTCTCGGACGGGTGCTTCGCCTCGTGAAACTCCAACTTGTCGTTGGGGAAGAGGTGCGCGATGCGGCCGTGCGTGTTGAGGTTGAGGCCGTTCGAGTCGTACCATGCGTTTTGCGCGTCCATGAACACGTCCATGTCGAGCGTCTTGCCGCCGGCTTGTTCCTCTTCAGTGAGCAGGCCGGAGAACCCAGCCAAGCCCGAAGTCTGGTTTTGGATGGTCGCCGCAAACATCGTCTGCAGGAGCGCCGCAGCGATCGTGGCGTCGGCAAGTTGATCGACTTGTTGGCAGACCTTCAGGACCGGCGCGAGCGGCGAGATCCCGCGCGGCGAAGCGATCGATGGGTCGAAGATGTGAAGCACATTAGGGCGGCCGTCGCGATCGCGGGCGCGAAATTCCTTGCTCACCTCGTATCCGAACTGGCTCTTTTGCCGAATCCGATAAGCGATGGGAGCGCCGAGATCGTCCATCCGGACGCCATGCACGAGCCGGTTGTACTCTTCCGTCTCGTCGGCGATGCGGCTCGGTGGCAGAAGCAGAATCTTGGTAAGCGAACCCCCAGCCTGGCGCCGGCGCATGGGGAGCATGGCGAGGATCTCGCCATAGAACATCCAGCACTTGTAGGCCGCAATTTGCATCTGATAGAACGTCATGCGGGCGCCGCCGTCGACTTCCATCGGCACGTTCGCCCAAGCGCGGAACTCGCGTTCGACCTTCGCGGCCCACTCTTCCTTGTAAGTCTCGCTCCAACCGAGAGCCTCGCCATCCGGACGTGACGCGAGTTGCAGACCTTGCCCGACGACTGAGGCCGCCGAAGCGTCGACGATGCCCGACATGAAGCCGTTGTTCTGAATGGCGTCGATCGCACGCGCGGCCGCCAGTTGCCACCCTGCGCGAACGTCGTCCGATCCCTCGCGTAGGACCGGTTTCCAGGTCGACAGGAACGGCGACTTGTTCTGCCGGAAGTACGCCGACTGCGGCTTGCTCTGATTGATGAGCGGGCGGCCGCTCGTGTCAATGAGCATCGGAGCTTTCATCGGCTATGCAACCTTTTCACTTTGTCGCGGAAAGCCTGCATCCGAGGCGGTTTGGCTTCTTCGGTCTTGGTCAAGTCCGCCTCACGTTGATCGAAGTGAAAAACGCAAGTCGCCCGAACCGCCAGCCCGTAAACGGTGGCGTCCAGGGCCTCCGCAGCCCGATATCCGATGCGAACGAAGGTCTCGACCTTGCGGCCTTTGCGGTACTCGACCTTGCGACGCTCGGACGTGAACTGGACGAACCATTCCTCGTCCAGATCATCCGAGAACCGGATCGCCTGCAGCCCGTCTTGCGGGATTGAAAGCGAGGTCATGATGTCGGTCTTAATGCCCTCAACACCGACTATGGCGAGACGGGCGCCGGCGCGACGAACGCGACGGGAAGTGGTGAATTTGAATGCGGGGAGCGGTCCTTCCTTGCCTTTGATCGCGTAGATCCGGCGATGCGATCGCGGACCGGCAAAATCATAGACGTAGGAAGTTCGGTTGCCGTCGCCGGAGTCGATGGCGGCGGCCTCAATTCCGATTTTGTTGCCGAGCGGATGATCCCACCTCGTAAGCAGGACCGAGTCCAACTCGTCCCAGGTCGTCGAGACATTCGTTGCGCCGACGATGACGTGATGACCGAGGATAAACCGCTGCTGGCGCGACCACCCGATGAAGACCATTTCAAGACGGTCCGGCTGCACGTCGACGCCGCAAGTGATGAACAGGACGTCCCTCGGGATGTCCTGGCGCCACTCCGCCGAGACCTGGTCCCAAGAGAGACCGAAGCTCTCGACACGGCCGAGCAGTTCGTGCTCGTCGGTGTTGTCGACGGTCGTGTTCCACGGCAGGCCGAGAACGGTGTTCCAAAACCCCTGCATCAGGGACGGACCACCGCGCTTCGCCTTCAGGTATTCGGCGGCAAGCTGCCCCCAAGACGCGTTCGGCTGCAGAGAGACGAGCGCGTTCAACTGGAACCCGGCGTGCCCCTTAACGTCGGGCGCCTGGGCCTCGAAGTCGCCTGCCTCGACCATCGCTGGCTTGAAGCGTTCCTCAATCACGCAACCGCACAACGGACAGATAGCCACTGCCTCGGCAGGACTGTCATGCGGGAAGCTGATGTGCTCCCAGAGCAGTTCGAATGTCTCGTTACAGTGCGGACAGGGCACCTTGAAGATCTGCCTGTCACTCTCGTCATAATCACGAGAGATGATCGACGTCGTGACATCAGTCGGCGTCGAGCCCTTTACGATCTTGCGGTCGGCGAACGATTCAGTCCGCTTCTCGGCGAGTGCAATCGGGTCACCTTCCTTGGTGACCTCCATGCCGTCGACCTCGTCGCAATACAGCTTGCGAGCGGTGTGGCGGCGAAGGTTGCGGGGCGCACGAGCCGAGAGAGCCTTTAGCGACCCGCCACCGAGAAGCGACCTGGTCGTCAACGTATTCTTGCCGTCGTAACGGCCGGTCCGCATGAGCGTCGAGATCGCCGGCGATTCCTGAAACGTCGGATCCACCTCGTCGACCATAATGCCGCGCGCGTCGTCATCGGTCGGCAGAAGCAAAATGACCGAACAAGGGTCATTCGCCATGTCCGCGCCGAGCGCCGCGCAAAGGAGGCGCGTATAGCCGATACGCGTCGGCTTTCGGACGGTCACCCGTTCGATTAATGGATCGCCGATCGCCTCGAGGATCCGCCGTTGATACTTCCAGAGCTTGTAACGGCCCGAGATCGCCGAACTCGACGGCAGTCGAATATATTTTTCGGACCAATCCGAATAGGAGAGCACCGGCGGTGGCCGAAAAGCCCTTCCGACATCCCTGAGAGCCTGGCCCAGAGCATTACGGCTCATCGGTCAGCCCGTTTTCGGAGCCGACGCCTGGGATATCATCGCCCTCAAGTTCGTTTGCGACGTCCTCGAGAGATTCACGGCAGAGCCGGCCGAGAACGACCGCGTCATGCGCGGTGAGATGCGGAATCGCGAACCGGATCTTGCTCGGTAGCGCAAGAAACGCTGCCTTGGCTGCTCGTGCGATTTTCGTCCAACCCTCTGTCGCTTCGTCGCGTGAGATCACGTCGCCGCGGAGCTTTTGGACCTTCAATTCCTGTTCTTGGGCCTGCAGATCGGTCAATCGCGACCGTTGTGCAGCCAAAGTCATGCCGCCTTCGCCCGCTGCACGACCGGCCGCCTTCTCGCGGAGGTCGTGGAGGTAAGCGACAGTCGATTCCTTCAGGGGAAACCGGCCACGAACGCTCGATCGCGGGATGATCCCGTCCGTCGCGAGCCTTTGGACATTTCGCGAGGCAATTCCCCACAAAACAGCGAGTTCGTTGGCGCTCACATCACGCGGAAAATCCGCCATGATGCCGTCCAAACGCTTCCTTTTTGCGTCCTTCGTCGGATTCGCGGACTTCTTTGCGGCTCGCCGCGGCATATGAACTTCCTGGGTTTTTTATGCGCCCAGAACGTTCACAAGGTGCCGGAGCACCCGCCTTTCCAGGTCGGTGTCGGCCAGCCGTTGTGCGGCAGGCAATGTCGGCATGTCAGCGCGCCGGAGTTCGCTCGGGAGCAACGGGCCCCAGAGCCGGATGACAGGCCACTTCTTCGCTCCTGGGCGACGCGCGAAGATGGCGCCGCCGTACTTCGCGATGGTGAACGAGCCCTTGTACGTCTTCCCGTTCCAATCCCCGGCCGAAGCGCCGGCATCGCCGCGTGACCATGAGCGATAGGTGAATTGGCCGAGAGGAATTGAAGCGTCGCGGACGTCGACTGATGCTTCCATCGAAGATCCTCCGGAGGCGGACGCCTTCACGGATTTGGTCACCGCCGCGACGCGTCCGGCAGGGATCTTCGTTTGTGCGGAGAGCAGGCGCACGGCCTGCCGTTCCTGCAGTCGAACGTGCTCATTGAGGCCGCGAGCCGCGGCAGAGCGGATCTCTGGGCCCTCAAGGCGTTTGATCAGTGTTTTGAGGTCGGTAACGCGGCTCTTGTCGACCGAGACGCGAATTCCAGACATCACGAGCCCCAGTTGGAGCCAAGCCAGCCCTTGCCGCGCTCGGTAATGACAAGAGTCGGCCGACCGAAGCGGTCCGGGTCGCCGGCCTCCAAGAGGCCTTGATCAACGAACACTTGCGCTTCGCTCCGTCCCATGACGTGACCGCAACACAGGATGTACTCATTCCCGCACAACGACAGATACGGCTTCCACTCCACGCCCCAGGGCAACCAACCGGTCGCGAGCGCCGACAGGATGGTCAGCCGGCGACGCGTCGGTTGGAGGTCGGACATCCGGAGTCTTTCATGTGGCCGGCGCGGTCGAGCGACTCGAAAATGCCGGGGGCGGGCTTGATCGCGATCGCTCGGCAGGCGCGGAGCGCCACCGCGACGTTTGTTGTGCCCAAGTGGGCGAATAGGTTGTGGCGCCTTGCAGGGCGCCCGTCGCTCTTTCGCCCGAGCGACTTACAGCGGGCTAGTTGCCGTCATGGCTCCGGCCGATCCTGGCAAGATTCGGCCATCTGCTCGCCCCTTCGTGGCCCAGGGGTCGCGCGCCTTGATGTTCGGGGTCCGGTTATCCGCACCGTTGCCACGGCAGTTGCGGGCCTCGCCCCTAGTGAAGAATGGTTGCAGGGGGCGGATTTGAACCGCCGACCTCATGGTTATGAGCCACGCGAGCTTCCGGACTGCTCTACCCTGCGAAAAAGTGACGTCGTCGTCTCAAAACGTGACATCGCGCCGTGGCTCGTGACGCGACAAGCGCGAAACGTGACGAGACCGACCGAATTGGTGACGATCTCCGCCAGAACCGGGACATAAAAAATCCGCCCGAGGCCGAAGCCTGGACGGAACGTGACGCGAAGCGCCGAAAACAGAATGAAAGAGATGCCGGTCTCTCTCTTAAATAAGCACGATCGTAATGATCTCGGTAAGTGAGTGCTGTGGGCTCGGCTTGGCGCCGGCCCAGACGATCTTTGTTAAGAGTCACTTACAGGCTGATGGACGCGAGAATTGCCGAGAAAGTCCTCAAAGCGCAATAGCCTGAACTTTATCCACCCGTAGCTGCGAGCACGCTTTTTCGGGCATTCCGCTTGCGATCTCAGCGGTTTATCCCCCCGTGCCGGATTCGTCCTAATTAAATGCGCTTTCTTGGCCTGCAGGGATTGACAGGTTTTGGCGCTCTCGGTGCTTTCGGGCCTGTTCTGCGACGCATCCGCGGAGCGGTCGGCGTGGCTTCGGGATCCCGGTTGCCCAGACGAATTGCTCGTCAAACCCGATGATCCCTTGAGCACGCATTCTGCGTAGTGAAATCCGCAGGAGGTGACCTCCGTACCAGGATTCCTCGACGAGCAAGTTCTCTCGAGCCCAAGCCAGGAGGTCGCAACGAGCGACCCGGCCCTTCGTCTGGATGATGTGGAACAGCGGTCGGGCCCGCCCGACGCGTCGAACTCGTGTGATTTGTGGCAATGCCGCCCCCGGCAAGTGTTTGAATCGCAATAACAATATGCCTATTCCCGCCCACAAACGCAAGGGGCGGTCAACCCCGTTTTCACAACGTTTTCAGACCCTTAAGACGACGATCCCCCTTTGCGCGCACAAATCCGGCAATATCGGCGGGCGACGGGGCGCCTCGCCGGCCTGCCCTTCTCATACGGTCCCTTTGATTTCCAGCCCGTCCGATCGCGTGCCGTGCTCACTGAGCCCGATCTCCCCTTGCCCACGCCCCTGGGCCGTCCCCAGGCCCTCACTCCCTGTCCTTGCCTCTCTAATCGAGCCCATTGTGCATAGTGATATCTATTCCCATGCCATGCCCTCACCCATAGACCATGCCGAGCGGGGCTTGCCCTACCTTCGATCCATGCCGAGCCATGCCGATGCGTCCGCCCATGCCGAGGCCTGCCCTTCCTCCTGCCCATGCCGAGCCATGACAGGTCCATGCCCTCACGCCATCCCCTGCCCTATCACCATGCCCATGCAAGGCAGGCCTCTAGCCCATGCCCATGCTCTAGCCCATGCCATGCAACACGACATGCAAGGCAGATAGACGAACGCTCTTTTCGTCCGCCCTGGCGGAGCGGTGCCAGTCGGGAACAGAGCCAGTCAGGTCGGGCAAGCTGGTGAATATTCTGGAATAAATTGTATTCCTATACGCATATTTCTATTGACGAACGAATGGGAGGTGATAATCTGAACTCACGAAACAGACGCCAATTGTGGCGCACTACAGGAAACCGGGCCATGTCAAAGCTCTTCAACATCTCGCTCCGCAAGGTCGGAGGCCTCACCTTCCTAAAGCTCGGTCGGATCAATATTAGCTGGTCCGTCTCGCGCGCCCTGAAGGTGAAGCCTGAACCGGTCCAGACCGTGTTTGTTGCGCGCCCTTCCGCGTCTCTCACCGTGCGAGGCTATCAGCCATCCGTGGCCATCGTTCAAGGCGGCCGCATCCGCGCGCGCCGCGTCTCGCCTCACTATTTCGCCTCGCGCGCTATCGCCCTCGCGTTCGCTCTGGACGCGTGCCGCTCGGTCGGCCTCGCCGTTGTGGAGGGTTGAGCATGTTCGGCACATATACCCGGCTCAACCTCACAACCTCCGCAAGCAATTGCGATGTGATCCGCGCCGCTCGGCTCAAGATTGCGGAGCATCACCGGACAGGACGCGAGGCACGCGCCGCTCGGCACCGCTTCTATCGCGATATGCTTTTCTATCACGAGCGGTCGCGCGCTCTCGTCGGCGAGTGGAGGCTTTGACCATGCGCGCCCTCGCCCTCGCCTTCGCACTTATCGCCTCGCCTGCCCTCGCCTCTGGCGATTGCGTGGAAGGTACGGACTCATTCTACGAGTCGCCCGCTTGCTACGGCCTGCACGCGATAGGCGCGCCGGTCGGATATCAGGGCGAGCCCGCGCGGATCGCCGCAAAGTCTTCTCACGGTCGCGTTGCCATCCTCACCGCGTCGGGCGCGTGGATCGTCTTCAACGTCTCGCCCGAGGCTTGGGAAGGCAAATTAGAAGACGAATGAGCATTCCCCCATGCGCCGCGACCGTGGCGCATTAGGGAGGGCTTGCCCTCTACCTCTTCAAGGCGGGCGAACCTCGCACCGAAGGCCGGACGTCCGCGCGGATAACTTGCGGACACCCACGGAGGCGAACCTCATGCACGTTGTGCTGATCGTCTCTGTCCGAAGGACTCGGAAACGAAAAAGGACCGCTAGAGCCGTCGCCACGGCATTTCTAACGATCCTCTTCTATTTCGGTCTCTGAAGACGGCGGGAGGGGCGGAAACGTCCCTCCTAGCCGGGGTCCATCATACCACAGCCGCCACGCGCGGCAAGATCCTGGGAGTTTGACCATGTACCAAGATTGCACAATGTCCGATCGCCACCTCCGCCACGCCATGCGCGACGCTCGCGTCCGGATCATGCGGAAGGCTCGCCGCAACCGGCTGGCGGAGAAGCATTCGTTTTTCACGACCGTCTAAGCCGTCGCCTGCCATCAAGCCCGCAATCGTGCGGCACGCAAGGAACGAAACGCCATGACTAGCAAGCTGCAATCTGCCTGTGAACTCGCCGCAATCTTTGCTCAAGAGGCCGCAAACGGCCATTGTCCGAAGGGTCGAAACAATCCCGCGCCGCACCTTATCGCGGCGGACGTAATCGCCCTGTTGCGGATCGGCGGAGGCGTCGCGCGTCGCGCGGTCCAGCACTGCAACGGCATTCCACGCTATGAGGGGAAGCCGGGCCAGCTTGTCGCCACCTGGCATCAAGAGGACGAGGACAGGAAAGAGCGCCTTGACGCTCGCGACCTCGCCAAGGCTTCCGAGATCGCCGCGCGCTACGGCGCGAAAGCGCAAATCGGCGGAGATCCGCGTGGCTACACCTTGCGCCTCTTCCTCGCCTCTGGTCGCAACAACACTTTCGGCGGCGCGGAATCCGGTTGGGGGGTCGCCTAATGCCGAACCGTTTGAAAGCCGCACAGGTCCACCGCTTTCGCGAGCATGTCGCTCTCTACATTCGCAACGACCAGGGCGACGCCGCGACCGTCTATCTCACACGGGCGGAGGCGGTCACCATAGCGTCAAACCTCAACCGTTGCGTTCGCGACATCAAAGCGCGCTCGTTCGTCGATTCGCTTTTCTCGTCAACCGAAATCAAGCCGGAGGCCTAAGGCAATGCCAAAGTTTGTCACGACGCGAGACTTGGAATTCATGTTTCAAGGCCTCCACCATTGCCGGGTTAAGGCTGGAACTCCGGTTCGCTGGCAGAGCGGCGGAACGGGCGGCTATGTCGTCGAGCCCGCTCACGTCGAATTGCCACCGACGCAAGCGCGCGGTCGCGGGACGCTATGGGCTCACGATACCCATTACCATTTTATTTGGATCGAAAGCGACGCGGTCGCAGAAGCGGAGGGCTAGACCATGGCAGATCCGAACAACCCATCAGTGTTGAGCAGCCGCGCCGTCCCTGACGGCAAGGAGTTTCGGATAGAGCTTTGCATGGGTGGCGAACCTATCGCCATTCTCGAAGATCGGCCCAAGTCGTCGCGCGCCGCGCTCGCCATTTCCCATGCTCTCTTGCAAGGCGCGCTCACCATGCGCCACCGGCTCGACAACAAGATTGGCCATGCGCCACCCTATTGCGTCGTTCTCGCGGAATCAGCCAAAGCACGGAAGGCTTGAATCATGAGAGAATTCGCTTTTGACCTGAAGATAAACGCCGCCATCCGCGTTCGTGCGGCAACAGAGGCCGACGCGCGAGGCCTGTTAATTGCGGCGCTAGATTGCGCCGACACCAATTTCGGCGCATGGCCGAATGGCGACCCTATCACCGGCGAGGCCTCGCTCGACTTCGATCCCGATTGCATGGATTTCATCGAGGCCGGTCAACTGTTTGAGGTCGACGGCGAGACCGTCATTGCGTCAAGCGAAGATTACCGGATCACGGAGAACGAAAGCGGCTTTACTTTGACGCGAGTTGCGGACGATGCAAGTGCGTCCTGGTCTGGCGACGATCAATGTGAAGACTTTCGCCACGCCTTCAAGGGCGACGAAACGCCAGATTGTCCGACAGATAATGCGGACGAGGTCAACGCCTTCGCCGCATGGGCTATCCGCGAAGGCCATCTAGCTCCCCTCGCTTAACGCGACCCTAGCGGCGGCAACGTCGCCGCTACAGCCGCGCCATGCGGAAGCCCAAAGAACTCACCGCGAGGCGGCAACATAGGAGGTACATCATGCGGCGCCGCTAGGCCGTGCAATCGAGCCCGGAATATCGGGTTAAGGCGAGACCGGGCGCGACAACGCTCGCCTTCCCATGATCTTGTTTCGATCCATCCGCCGCGCAACGACGGATAGACCGCGACAAGCGGAGAACGCCAATTGTGGCAACCGAAAGGAAAACTTCATGTCTTCAACCATCATCGCCCGCCCTGCCCTTCGCGCCGCTCTGGCAACCGTGTGCGGCGTCGCTGAAAAGCGGAATACGATTCCGATCCTCGCCAATGCCTTGTTGCGCGCCAATGCTGAGGGCGGACTGTCCATCATCGCGACCGATATGGACCTCATGGCAACGGTGAGCCTGGACGCGACAACCGACGCGGGTTTTGCGGCAACCATTCCGGCCCATGCACTTCGCGACCTGGAAAAGAAAGCTCCGGCAACGGGCCACGTCGCGATTGACGCGCTCATTGAAAAGACAACGCGGCGCGCGACGGCGGACGAACGGCGGGAGGCTGGCGTCAATCCCGGCGACGTGTTCGAGGTTGCGTGCGAGGACTGCACGGCGGCGCTTGACTTCGAAGGCCTGCGAATGACGATCCCAGGCCTTCCGGTCGCGGACTTCCCAGAGCTACGGATCGAGGGCGAAATCAAGGCCTCGTTCTCGATTCCGTCCGCCGCGTTGCGCGAGGCGTTCGAGGCGGTCCAATTCGCCATATCGACGGAGGAAACCCGCTACTACCTGAACGGGATTTTCATGGAAGCGCGCCAGGGCAAGCTCCGGTTCGTCGCGACGGACGGTCATCGCATGGCAGTCCATGACGTTGATATCGAGGGCGCGGGCCTGGACTATGGCGTCATCATCCCGCGTAAGACGGTCGCTTTCCTCTTGTCCATCGTCAAGGCGAAGGGTGCGGCGGAGTCCGTTGACGTTCTGATAAATACCGTCAAGGCCCGGTTCACTGTCGGCCACGTCGACGTCATCACGAAGCTGATTGACGGCACCTACCCGGACTATCAGCGCGTCATGCCGGCGAGGAATCCGAACCTCGTGATTGTCAATCGCAAGGCTTTCACAGAAGCCGTCAACGCGGTCTCTGCAATGTCCAGCGAACGAGGGCGCGCCGTCAAACTCACGTTCTCGGATCTGAACGGCGGCAACCTTCATTTGATCGTCACGAATCCCGACCTCGGCAAGGCTGAAATGAGCATCCCGTGCGACTATAGCGGGCCTTGCCTGGAACTCGGCGTCAACGCCGCGTACCTGACAACCATTCTCAAAGCATCGGACCATGAGACCGTCGCCGTGGCTCTGGCTGATCCCGGCTCGCCGATCCTCATGGCGGACGATCACGGCTCGGTCGCCACGCGATACGTCCAAATGCCAATGCGAGTCTAGGACCGCGCCAGGGCGCGGCGGCAAGGTCGCCGCGCCAACCCTACCAATTTTCTCACAACGCCAGCCAGCGACGCCAGGACCGGCGCGCTGAGGCATGAAAGGACAGACGATGGCTAGCCATACCCCAGGTCCCTACAGCTACACTCCAACCGGCGGCATGATCTATGCAAAAGGAATGAAGCCGGTTGGCTATGTAGCGACCGCGCACGGTGAAGCGGTAAAGGACGCAAATGGCAAACTTTTTGCCGCCGCGCCGCTGATGCTCGACATCCTGAAGCAAGCGACGGAGGCATGGGAAGAACAGTTTGACGGACCGGCGGACCAGGATCTCGACGTCTCTGGGTCGGATCTCGTCGATTGGTTCACAGAGTGGCGCGGTTTGGCAAAAGCCGCCATTGCGGCAGTGGAGGGCAAAGCCAATGGCTAAATACCGGGTGACGCTCTATCGCGAGATACCATTCTCGAAGTCGGTCGAGGTCGAGGCCGACGACGAGGAAGCGGCCGAGGCCGCGGCCTGGGGAACAACTCAACGATGATACGAACACCATCATCGAAGATTGGACGGCGGGCGACGTGCGGTCCGGCGCCGAAGCCGACATCGAAGAACTCTGAAACCGCCAATCGTGGCAACCGAAAGGAACATGACCATGCCGAACCTCATCGACAACCGCGAGCGCGATACCATCCTGGCGGCGCTGCGCCACTACCAAGCTGACGCCACAGTCGCCAAGGTGAGCGACGAGATTGGCGAGCTTGCCACCAATGGCGGCACGCAAGATCCGCTCTCGCTGGACGAAATCGACGAGCTTTGCGAGCGGATCAACCTCGACTATGGGGCGGAGTTGGCGACATGGATTCCGACCTGCGCCGCGATCCTCAGCACGGAGGGCCGGTCTTACGATGAGGTCGCCGCCGACATCGACTCGGCAACAAAGAGCCGGGTCCGCCATCTAGTGAGCGAGAGAATGAACCCGATCGCGGACCACGTCGACGCGGCGCGCTATCGTTTCCTCCGGTCGCGCGACCTGGACACCATCGACAAGGGTGGCGTCTTTGCGGGCAGGACGCCGGAGAACACGGTGCTAAACGGCGAGGACCTGGACAGGGCAGTCGACGCGGCGATGGCGCCAAGAACGAGCGTTGCCCAATGTGCGGCGAGGCCGTCCGCTCGTTCTTCGATCACGTCGACCGCGACTGCATGAACGAGGCCACCGTCAAGGATCACGTCAAGACCCAGGTCCGGTCCATCCTTATCGGAGGAAACGAGGCGATCAATGAGAACCTGTTGACGGCGATGAAGGCGACAGTTGACCTGATCGAGTACGCCGACTCGGACGGGCGAGGCTTCACCGGCGACAACCGGACCGAATGGGAGCAACTCAAGCCAGGCGTTCGGCTTGCTATCAAAGAGGCCGAGGCGGCAAATGGCGGGGCAAGTGCAACCAAGGGAGGTCAATCGTGACGTATAGGGTGGCCATCAGGAAGAACTCGACCGGCGAGGTCCGGCTCTATACGAGCCCGGTGGAATGGTCACCGCCGGAGGGCGACTCCGACGAGTCGCCGACTCAATGGCTCTGGACCGAGGGCAACTACGCGAGCGATGGCAACCGCGAAACGTTCTTCGAGGACGCCGAACATCTCTCGTTCGGTCCGGCTCACGCGGCCCATCCCGATCCCGAGTTCGGGCTCGATACCTACGAGTACGCTGCTCTTTATGCGGAGTTGCCGGACGGCACCCGCATCGCATTGGACGATCCCAGGCTGACAGGAGGACAACTCTGATGACGCACATCATCCTCGGCAACGGCATCGGCCTGCCGCTTCGGTACGCCAACCGGCACGGCCTCGTGACAGGCGCCACCGGCACCGGCAAGACCGTCACCCTTCAGAAGCTCGCAGAGGGCTTCTCCGACGCCGGCGTGCCCGTCTTCGCAGCCGACGTGAAGGGTGACCTCTCCGGCGTCGCGGCCGCCGGCCAGGGCCGGTCCTATCCTGTCGCGTTCTGGGACCTGTTCTCCGACGACGGCCTCCCCATCAAGACGTCCATTCATGAGATGGGGCCAACCATCCTCGCGCGGCTGCTCGACCTGAACGCAACGCAAACCGGCGTGCTCAATGTCGCATTCAAGTGGCTGGACGATCCAGAGGCGCCGCTCGGCGGGAGCCGGATGATGGACATGGACTGCCTCCGGGCCGTCATCGGCGAGATGATGGAGTATCGCGAGGAATTGCAGGCGAGCCACGGCAACGTCACTGCGGCAAGCATCGGCGCAATCCAGCGGTCAATGCTCACTCTCGAAGGCCAGGGCGGCAACGTCCTCTTTGGCGAGCCCGCGCTCGACGTTCGCGATTTCCTGCGCGTCGACCAGGACGGGCGCGGCGTCATCAACCTCCTGTCGGCCGACCGGCTGATGGACTCGCCCAAACTCTATGGCGCGTTCCTGCTCTGGCTGTTGCTCCGCCTCTTCGAGGTTCTTCCGGAGGCTGGCGATCTGGACAAGCCGAAGCTCGTGTTCTTCTTCGACGAGGCCCATCTCCTGTTTTCGGAGGCGAGCCCGGTCCTGATGGAGACCATCGAGCGCGTGGTCCGGCTGATCCGGTCGAAGGGCGTCGGCGTCTATTTCGTCACGCAACACCCTCTCGATGTTCCGGCGCCAATCCTTTCGCAACTCGGCAATCGGGTGCAGCACGCGTTGCGCGCCTTTACCCCGCGGGACCGCCGAGCGGTCCGGACGGCCGCCGAGACCTTCCGGCAAAACCCGGCCATCAAGACGCAAGAGGCCATCACGGAGATGGGCGTCGGCGAGGCCTTGGTATCATTCCTTGGCGAAGGCGGCGTGCCGTCTGTGGTCGAGCGGATCAAGGTCGACCCGCCCCAGGCTCAGATCGGTCCGGTTGACCGCTTCCAGCGGATTGCGGTCATCAAGGCCGACAACCTCAAACCCAAATACGGCGTTCGCTTTGGCGAGCGCGCGGACCTCTTCGCCTCGTTTATCGCACGGCTCGAGTCCCAGGACACCGCCCTAGCGGCAACCAGAAAGACACAAGAATCATGGCACGACGCTATACCTACAGCCGGATCAATGCCGCCGAACTCTCCCGTCGCCTCAACGAACTCGACATGCCCGCCCGCGACTTAGCGCGCTGCTGTGGAGCCAGCGAGCAACGGGCGATCGATTGGCTCTCCGGCAAGGAGGACATACCGCCCCATATCGACCTCTTGACGCGGCTCTGGCTCAAGTTCGAGCCTGCGATGGACGAGACGGACGCTTGGGTGGATGAGGTCTGTCGTGACCAGCGCCGGGAAGGCTAGGTATGAGGGTGGTGATAAGCGCCTCGGTCTTGATGATCGACACGGCCGTCGATCCAAGCGTAGCATGGCGCCGAGCATTGACTGAGAGATCCCAATGTCTTCAGAAGAATTTCTGGCCGACCTCGCCGCCGTCCCGACAGAGGGACAAAACGCCGAGGCGTACCGCATCGTTGGCGAATACCTTCAGGCATTCGCCTTTCTCGAAAGTGACGTTGGGGATGCAATTCAGACGGCTCTAGGGATCGAGCCACTGGAAAGAATCGCCCTTGTTGATCTGATCCCCTTTTCGGGAAAGATCGCGATCCTGATGTGTTTGTGTAACATGCACGGACCGGATGAGGACGAGGACGAATGGAAGAAAAGCGCCATAAAGCTTCTCGGTCAGATCCAGGGCCTCGGTGAGGCAGACCGGAACATGCTTGCGCACTCCATGTTCTTCGGCTCATCGGAAGGCGGTGTGGACTTCTATCGTAGCCGGGCGAGGACCAAGGCCGAAAGGCCGTTGATCCGGTGGACGAAACAACAGGCCCACCAGAAAATCCGAAATATTTTTCGCCTATGCCGCGAGATTCAGCCTATGGGGCCTGATCTGCTAAAGCGGAAAACAAGGTCGGAGATGCTGCGGGCGATTTCTAAAGAACGAACCTTTTTCGGCGGCGGGCTCGGGGCACTTGCGGGAGGCGGCCTTCTAGGAAATTGGGATGGATTGATACAGGAGCCTGATGGGCAGTAGGCTGGCAGCGACACAGATGGAGCGGCGAGATGGATGGGATTCTGGCGCAGATTGACCTTTCCTTCGTCCTATGGGCGATCGTCATAGGCTTCGGCCTAGGCGTCGCGGCTTGGTTGTACTTCCTCCCGACGACCGTCGCGAGGGCTCGCCGTCACCCGCAAGCCACCGCCATCTTGATCCTCAATATCTTCCTCGGGTGGACCTTCCTCGGATGGGTGGCCGCCTTGGTGTGGGCGTTTACCGTTCCCAGGCAAGCCGCCGCCGACCGGGCCTAGGTGCCTCGGTCTGATCTTTCCTTGGCGGCGGCGGTGCTTCTTCGCCCCGACTAGGATGCCGCGCCGGACGCAAGACTCGATCATGAGCCGCCGGATCAGGTAAACGAATGCATCCATCTGGGCGCGGTCGACATTGCAGGGCTGGCAAGCCAAGACGATGTTGCTGTTCCGTAGCGTGCCGCCCTCCGCCTTCGGGATAATGTGATCGAGGGTTTGCCTCTGGCGCCCTTCGCCCATCGGCTCAGAGCAGTAGATGCAACGACCATCCTGTTCCTTCATGAGTCGGCGGCGTTTGCTTCTCTTGTCTCTCTGCAAACCCATTGCGGCGCCTTACCGGCGCGGCAACGGGCAATCGGGATGAAGCCCATTGGCATCGCTGGCCGGCGTTTCCGGCGCTCCGCACGACGGGCAGACGCGACAGAGATTGGCCTCACTGTAGATGTGCAGAAAACCCGCTTCGTGCTCGACAACGTAGCGCCTCTTGTGCCCTCGGATCGTGTGGGCAATCCCACGGACTTCGCCGGCAAGCTGATAATCGCCGGTGTGCTTCCAGACCTTATCGCCGACTTGGAACTTACCCCAAAAATCTCCCATCCTGTCCGGCAACCGAGGATCGCGACCGGTGATTTCGGCGAGACGAGAAGCCCACTCGGCGGTCTCATGTCCCAACTCGCTCCATCCCTTGCGGGCTTCGTCGCGTTCCTCGATCAGCGTGGCGCGCTCGGCTAGCAACTCGTCGCGCTCCTTCAGCAAGGAGTTGACCGCGTCGACTCCCATCTGCGCGAATTCCTCGACAGGCATGAGCGGACCCATCTCAAAGTCGCCGGCGGCGATGGCCTCGGATCCAACCGGTGCAGCCGCGGACTCGTCCATGTTCGCAATCAGGTAGAGCGCGTCGCCGGCAATCCGCCTCTTGTTCTCGCTCATGGGAGTTAGCATGTCGTCGATCTTTTCCAGCGCGTCGATCGCGAACTTCAGCTTGCGTTCCGTCATGCTCGTCATGGCTGTTTCCCCATCTCTGAAATGTTGCAGCGGTGAACGGTAAAGGTGTAGGCGGCGACCCAAGGGTTCGAAGACCAGGCGTCAGGGCCGTTGATCTCATTCCAGAGCTTTTCGTATTCCCAGATGCAGGCGTGCAGATAGATCGCGTCGCGACCCGCCTGATCCGCCCCGAAAAGCCACATCTGGCGAACCAATTTGCTGCGTCGTTCAACGCCCTCGTCGCGCGCATCCTCAGGGCTGATATCCTGCAACCGCTCGACCTTGACGCCGGTCACGACGAGAGTGAGGCGGGAAGCCCAACGCGGCATGTGGATGGACGGGCGCCAGCGGACATGAGGAACGTCGTCGGAGTTCGCTTTGTAGAGCACGAAGATCGGATTCGACGGCGTGATGGCCTCGACCGTCCCGTTCTTTTGTTTGACCTCGCCGTGCTCTACCCGGAGGCCGCGACCGCCGAAGCGATCGCCCCACGTCGCAATGAAGTTCTCGCGGGCATAGAGGCGGTCGCCGACGCGGTAGCGTGGGCGAAAACCGGACGTTGAATAAGCGAGGATGCCGTTGACCGCAGTTTTGCCAGCGATCAGGTCATCCGGAACGGATTTTGCGCTTGGCTGCGGCTTGTAGGGTTCAATTACCCGCCGCGTTTGCGTCTTGTTGCCGGCGAGCAGCGCGCGAACCATGGGAGCCGAGAAGATGATGGGAAGGTCTCTCATCGCGCACCCATGTCGGGGTCGTGGAACCATGAAGCGTCTCCTTGATCGTCAATGTCGCGGAGATGGTCAGGTTCGTCGCTGCCATCCGGAAGCGGCGAGACCTTCGGCTTCCCCATGTTGATGAGATCTTCGCGGGCCGCATCGCGCTCTCGAGTCAGGCGCTCGATCTCGTGCTCTTTTCTGAAGGCCGTTGCCTCGAGCCGGCGCATAAACTCAAAACCGTCGATATTCCACGCGGGTTCAACGATCCCGACTTTCGGACGGGGGCCGCCTACCTCCACCATGATCCGGTGAAGGTCGGATAGGGCGATGACCCTTTCGTCGCTCATTTTGTTCGGCACAAATTTTCCTTTCAGTTGTCCCGCATCCAGCAGGCGGGTTTGCCGTCAATCGGGCGGCCACAGGGTGCGGCGCAGCCGGTCAGGATGAGCGCGAGGATCAGGGCGGCGATCCAAAACCAACCGACCGAGAAGTTCACCTCGTCGCCGCAAACGGAGAAGTGCAGCTTCCCCGCGTCCTTGATCCAATCGCGAACCCTCACGAAACCTCCTTCAGCGCCTCGTCTCGAGCGCGGTTTAGTTCGGACATCTTTTCGTGAGTGCCACCGTTGTCGGGGTGGCATTCCTTGGTGAGTTTTCGATATCGCGTCTGGATATCCTGCATGTCTGGAACGTGGCTCTGTCGCCAACCAAGAACCTCCCGCCACGGCCGTTGTCCAGCCGGTGCCGGGAGCGCTGCGAATCCCGCAAACATCTCTTTGATCGAGGCCACGCCGTACCGCTCGATCGCACGAGTCGCTTCGATGTGCTTCGCAATTGCCGCGATGTTGTCAGCGACCCGAAGGAATGTGTCACACGGCAGGCAATGCGGGACGTTCTTCAGAGAAAAGTAAAGCGCAACACCAGGGTCGGAGGGCGTCGCCTGATCCGACCTCGGAAGGCCGTCCAGGCGCAGCGCCAGGTTGGACGAAAGGATGTAGTCGCGGGCGCCAAGTCGATCGAGTTCCAACTGCAATCGCCTCGTCGCGTCTGCAACCGACAACTCCTTGGAGGCAGACCATCCTTTCCCGGTGTCGACCCTCTTGTTGAAAGAGGCCGTCTTCCGATTGATGGTCCTCGGGCGAGCCAAGGGCCAAGAGAGGGGATATGCCGTCGTCATTTAGACCTCGTAGGGTAGGAGGAAATGGGTTTTAGAACGGGATGTCGTCGTCGATGTCGCCGTACCGAGATCCGCCGCCGGAAAAGCCGGGCGCCGGACGGCGTTCCATAGGTGATGAGCTTCCGAAGTCACCGCCGCGGCTGGATCCTCGGTCATAGCCACGATCGTCATCGCGATCGCGCGAGCCGCCGCCGTTTTCATCCCGGCCGCTGAGCAGAAGCAAAGTGCCCCCGAAGTTTTCGATCACAACCTCGGACGAGTAATGCTTCTGGCCGTCCTTTTCCCATTTGCGGGTTTTGAACTTTCCTCGGATGAAGGCTTTCGATCCCTTCCGAAGATACTGCTCAGCCACGCGCGCTATGTTCTCGTTGTAGATGACGACGTTGATCCATTCGGTCGCCTCCTTGCGCTCTCCGGTTTGCTTGTCCTTCCACGACTCGGTGCAGGCGACCGAAAAGCTTACGACAGGATTCCCGTTTCCAAGCCGCCGGACTTCGGGGTCTCTCCCCAGGTTTCCGATGATCGAAACTTCGTTGAGTGTGCCGGCCATGTTGCGTTTCCTAAACTACGATCGTGATCTGCTCGGCCGCACGCGTGAGGCCCGTGTAGAGGTGATTGCTCTGGTGCTCGCCGAACGAACCGCTCTCGTCGAAGAGATAGACGTTGTCCCATTGCGAGCCCTGGGACTTGTGGACGGTGAGCGCGTAGCCAAAATCGAACTCGTCGAACTTGCGCTTTTCCTTCCAATCCAATTCGGTCTCTCGACCCTCGAAGAGGTACGGGTGGATTCGGACGTCTGTGGCTCGAACCGCCATGCCGGCGTCGTCCGGCTCAACGATGAGATTGATGCCCTTGGCGGTCGCTGAGACCCGTTTTGCCACCTTCCAGAGGCCGCCGTTCAAGAGGCCCTTTTCCTTGTTGTTGCGCAGGCACACGAGGCGCTCCCCAACGACCGGGTAGGTGCCTTTGAAGTTCTGCAGTTCGCGCATCCGGCCGTTGTATGTCCGGCGCGTGAGGTTCTTTCCGACGAGCACCTGGTCAGCCTTCATGACCTCGGCCTGGTCGACCTGACCGCGGCGGATGACCTTGCTGTTGCCGTAGGATCCGATGTCGAGCGACCGTCCTTCGCGCACATCCATTGAGAGACGAATGATCGGATTGTCGCGCGCCTGGCGGTGGACCTCTGTGAGCATCACGTCCGGCTCGCCGCTCGTGAAGTACCCGGTCCCTCGGACCGGCGGCAACTGCGCCGGATCTCCGAGCACGAGGACTCGAGTACCGAACGAGAGCAGATCTCGTGCCAGTTCTTCCGAGACCATCGAGACCTCGTCGATGATGACGAGGGCCGCACCGTTCACCGGGCTATCAACGTTCAGAACAAATTCGGCGATACCGCCCTTCCCTCTCTGCACGGTGTAGATCATCGAGTGGATCGTCGACGCTCCAACGCAGCCTTTCCGCTGCAGCACGAGCGCCGCCTTGCCCGTGAACGCGCCGTAGAGAACGCATCCAGCAACGCCTTCCGCCATCTCCTTCGCGAGCGTCGTCTTTCCCGTCCCGGCGAAGCCAGCCAGGTAGAAGAATTGCCTGCCGCCCTTGTCCGCGAGCCACCGGCGAACGTCCTTTAGGGCGGACTCCTGTTGTGGCGACCAATCCGGCATTACCGCCGCACTCCCACCTCGAGCGCCCGCTGGACGGACAGGGCGAGAGCCTGTTGGGCCCGGTGGAGCGTGCGGTTGATCTTGTCTTCGTTGTGATCGCCGGCGAGAGCCACAGCCGCCATCGCCGTCCCGGCCTCTGTCAGGAGGACAGTGAGGATGATGCTTCCGGCATCCGACGCGCTCCTGGGCGACCGCTCCATGTAGCGAGCCGTCGCTGCAGTGATTGCGTCGCGGAGGTGCCTGATGGCTGGATCTTCACTCATGGGAGCCGACCTTGCGCGGTGCGAGCATGGTGGCGATCGAGTTGATGTCCGCCACGTCGTCGTTGCTCAAGGTGATGCTCTCGCCTTTCCGCTTGGCTTCAGCTTCCTCGATCAGGAAGATGCCATCGTGGGCGCCGATGGCCGCAACAGCTTCGGTAAGGACCCTGCCCGGATCCGTCGTGAACAGAATGTCGATCGACGCCTGGGCAAGGGCCAACGCGACAGAGACTCGAGGGTCAATGAACGTCACCTCGCCACGTTTCGAGGCGGTCTCGAGCACAAGGTTCTGCGCTGTGATTACCCGCGCCGTGTGGATAGCGAGTTGACCGTACTGATTGCCGAGGTCGTCGAGCACTTCGGTGCCGAGTTCGATTGCCGTGGGGCGGGAATAGACCATGAGATGTGCCTTCCGTTGACTTGGATCTTTGGGTTGACGCGCGGCGGCCGACTGCGCCGGCGGAGAATGAGCGCGAGGATCATGTCGCCGTGGCCTCCCGGACCTCCTTCGCCTTCGTCCTGCGGTCCTGTCGGCGAAGCTTGATCAATCCGAGCCGCGTCTGCTCGTCGGCCCACCAGGTCCATGCGCGCTCGGTGACTGTCACCTCGTCGACACCGGCGACGACGAGTGGAAGACGTTTTTCACCGGGCCCTTTGACGTCGTGTTGGTAGAAGAACCCAATCCACCGCTCGGACTCCGGAGCATCGACGCTGGAAAACGTCACGAGGCGAACTGCCATTACCGTCCCCTCAGTTTGAGATGGTGGCGGGCATTGGCTTTGACTGCGGGGTCCATGTCCTCGGTCCCGATGATCCAGTTGAGGTAGCCGATATCGACATCCTCCCATCGCTTTCCGAAGTGCTTACCGAATCCGATCTTCGGGAAGAGAGGATGGCCTTTGGACCATCGCAGCATGTCCTCGATCGAGGCGCCGTCATCGAACATCCTGTGAAGCAGATGAGCAGTGACGTATGCATCGGCACCGGCTCGGTGCGGAGGGTCCGCAAGGACGCGGTCGACATCGAGGCCCAACTCGTATCGAAGATACTGGTTGGTGTGCCGCTCTGAGTCCGGGTAGAGCCGGAGCGCCGCCTTCCATGTGCAGATGATCGTCGCGCCACCGGCGCCGAAGAATTGTTCGTCGAACTCCGCCTTGTGAGCGAAGAAATAATCCGGATTGCCCTCCATGAGCATTTTCAATCCAGCGTCGATCGGCGGCGCATTCTCCACGTCATCGTCGGTGATGTGATGGGTTGCCATTGCGCCGACCGAGATTGGACGCCGAGGGTTTACGAGCATCGATCGAGGCGTTCCGACGACGCCGTCGACGATGTCGCAACAGCCGACCTCCACCAGCGCGTGACCGTCATCCTCATCGGGAATGCCTGTCGTTTCCGTGTCGATGACTCTAAGCAGCATCGGGGTTCTCCGGCGGAAGGAGGTCGCACTCCAAGATCGTGGCGGCGTACCCATCTGGATCAACGACGAAGAACTGCCGGATCCTCTCCTTATCGGGGTCGTTGATGGCGAGGATCTTGCCGAAGTGGTTCTTGCTCGCGACTTGGTCGCCGATGGCGTAGTGACGGCGATCGACCTTCACGATCTCGTCTGGCTTCAGATAAACGGGGGTGCCGTTAACGGTGAGGCCGACCTCCTTGGTCTCGCCGAGGCCGGTGAGCGTCACCGTCCCCCGCACGAGCACGACGTCGCCTTCCCGAACATAGATCGCCATCACCGTTCCCCCTTCCCAGGACCGGCCTTGTGACCGGCCTGCCAGGCGGCGCGCTCCACTTCGTCGAGGTCTCGCGGTACGGCACCGATCGCCCTGCCCTTGCCCTTCGCCGCCATGCCGGAGACGTAAGCGCGAAGCTGATGCAAATCGCTCGTGTCGATGCCCTTGGGCGAGTGATCGAGTTGGTTGGTGAGAATGTTCTCGATCTCGTTGTCGATCGCGGTCTGCTCACCGTCTTCGGACGGGTGCTCAGTAGTTTCTGCCGCGTCCTGTTGTGCAGGACGGGTATCCCGCACAGGCTCGGGCTGATCCTGCTCGGATCGCTCATCCTCGCGCTGCCGTTCGCGGGTGTCGGCCATCTCCACGTCCTTGATGACACGCCCGTCTTCGGCCACCACGCGATCGGCTTCGGCGAATTCGGCGGTGTGGCCTCGGACCCTCCCCGTCTCGGCCTCATGGTCGATAGTTTGGTTCGTCCGCCTGGTCGATGCGATGCGATCGAGCTTCTGGGCAGTCGAGAGCGACGGCGGGTTGATCTCCCGCACATCATCTTGGTAGTCGTCGCGGGCCGGCTCAAGCTCGTCGCGAGCGTAGACGCCGAGGATCACGTCGGGGAAATGGCGACGGCACCACGCGCGAACCGAATAGTAGTGAAGCTGTTGGTCGGGATCGTTCTTCCAGAGCGGAGAGTTCTTCGGCTGGATCTTCCCGAACAGCGGCGACTCGTAATCGACGATTTCACCCGACCCATCGCTCAACTCGGCCCAGACGCGGAGGGTGCGGCTGTCGCCCTCACCCTTGTATTCCGATTTCACACGACCCTTGATAGGCGCGCGCTGCAGGATCACCGCGTGGATCAACTGCGCCTCAAAGGCGAGTTGGTCGTTCACCGCGTAGCTCTTGTTCGCGACGGCGTATGGCGACATGCGCCACTCGATCGCCTGGATGCACACGGCCAGGCACGCGCCCGGGTTGCCGCGAAGGTGCTTCCTGACGGCGACCTGAGAGATCGACATGAGTTTGCCGAACTCCATCACCTCGTTCATGTTGGCGAAGACCATGCCGCCGAGACGGTCCGAGATCGCCAACTGGCCGGTCGTCTCGCGGTCGACCTTGCCTTCAATGCGTTGTTCGATGGTTTGAACTTCCTGGCTCACAGCTTTTCCACTTCTTCGATTGCGTTCTTGAGTTCGGCGGCCAGCATTCGGACTGTGCCGAGTCGGGCCGGAGGTGCGAGTGCCAGAGCGTCGGACAGAGCCTCGAAAAACTCCTTCGCCTCGCGGTAGGTGAGTTGAACGTTGACCATCCGACGTTCGAGCGGAATGCGGCCCGCTCGTTCGGCCTCCTGCTTCTCTCTGTCCGCAGACGAGAGCATCTGGAATCGCTCTTGCCGGATCTTTGGGTGGGAGAGCATGACCACCTGCTCGACCATCTCGCCCCAACAAAGTTGCTCCGAAGACTTTCCGTCTTGTGAGACGGCGAAGTGACCGTTGTCGACGTAGACCAGAATCGGGTGCATGCGCGGCGCGTCGCTCATCGGAAGTTTGCCTTCACGTCCTCGAATATCCTGGCGCCGGTGAGCGTGCGATTTCCCATGCGGACGTATGTGTTGAGCGCCTTCTGGACGTCCTCGCGCTTGAGGAACGGACGAAGCTTGTCGAGGTCGATCTCGTCCATGGACAGGATCTCGCCCTTCCATTCGGTGCGAGATCCGACGACTGTTCCGGACTCGGACCGGACGCGGGTGAGGTCGGCGTTGCTCACGGTCGCCGCGGCTTCTGCAATCTCGGCTCGCTCCCCAAGATCCTCCGCTTTGTTTACGTGCTTCAAGGCTGCATTCGGGCGGTTCCGTTCCGCCTCCTGCCGAGCGATCTCGCGCTGCCGATCCTCTTCCTCGCGGAGGCGCCGGGACTCGGCCTCTTGTGCAGCGCGTGCTTCGGCGAGCTTCCTGCGCTGGTAAGCAGTCGCCCTCGCTTCGAGGACATCCATCATGTGGCTCAAACGCTCGAGGTGAACCTTGAAGAACCCGTCGATCTCGCGCTTGGCGGTGAGGTGGGGACGCCCCTCATTGTCGCGGTGCTTGTCCAACTCTTTGAACAGTTTGCGCGCATCTTTCGCGATATCGCCAACGGTCGCGACATCCGCGTCGCTCTTGACCTCTTTAGGCGCTTCATCGGCGCGCTTGGCGACCTCGTCTAGCTCCTTGATCTCATCGACATAGGTTTCGCCGAGTTGCTCGATTAACGAGGGCGGTTTGTTGTGGCCGATCCCGGCCTCCATTGCGGCGGTCATGGGTTCGCCCTCGCGAGACGGCGCGCCAACTGCCGCTCGTGACGCGTCGCTTCGCGGTTGCCGACGTGCGGCATCCAGCGGGATTGATCGCGGACCCCGATTAGGTCCCGAACTTCGCCGGTCACCGTCGTGATCGCGCTGCGGAAGATGACCCAGACGTAGCCCCTACCCTCAACGTGGTGAGGGTTCTTGCCAGGGTGAGCATCCAGCGTCGCTTGGTTGTAGGCGGAGTCGTGATACGGCAACGTGGTCTCCTAGCTGTTGAGGGCTTTGACGGTGAGTTGGCGATAGGTGGTGGGCTGGACCGTGTATCCGCGCCGCTCGATTGTCGGCCGGCGCACGCTGAATCCGGGGACGTAGGCCCGCTCGTGAGGACCGAGTTTCTGGACGATCTCTTCGTTGATCTCCTTCACCCGGCCCTCTTGCTCCTTGATTTCGGCCTTGAGGATCGTGCGCTCGTGGAGCAACTCGACGAGACGGTTGTCGCCCGACAGGTTGACCTCGGTTCCGTTGTCGGTTTTGCCGAGACGATTCAGGAGCGCGTCGTCCTTGTTCCAATCAGGCTCCGGTTCGCGGCCTTCCGCGATCATCTGCCAGAAGTCGACGACCGCCTCCCGAACGCGCTCCATCGCGCCCTTGTTGATCGGGATGTGGCAAAGCGGCATATCCAGACCGAAGCCGACGACCAGAGGCGCGACCGCCGCCCATTCGGCGCCGGCGAGGTCCGCTTCGGTGAGTGCCTGAAGCACCACACCGATAGGGGCTTCAAGCTCGCCCGCCTCGTTGTGCCACTTCGATTTGAACACTTGCGGCGCGACGCTCTTGATCTGGACGACGCCGGGACTGCCGAGATTGTCGACCGCAAAGACGTCGATCGTCGCGCCGAGACGTATAGCCGGGTCGCGGAGGTAGACTTGGTCGGCGCCTGTGTTGTGGGTGATCTTCCAATCCGTCGTCTCTCGCATGAGTTGGACGGCGACAGGTTCCAGCAGGCGACCGCGCTGCATCTCCGGTGTCTCTTCCGGATCCTCGTGGATGACTCCTGTCTTCAGAGCCCAAAGTTCATAGCCGGTAATGAAGGGATGGACGTCGAGCAGTGCCGCTACGGCCGAGGCCGTGACGTCCTTCTGTCGAAGCTCGAGCCAGGTGTTGCGGTCGCCCGCTGGAATGCGCTGGATGCTCATGACCGGCTCGCTTTCCACGACCCGAACACCGCTGCCGGCTCGAACCAATGATCATCGCTAGTGATGTGACCGATAGCGACGATCTCGCCGGTCTCATCGCGCTTAAATCGAACGGCGCGCCCTCGGAGATCAGACCACCGGACGGCCTCGGCGGCTGACATGATGCTCACGATCCACTCGGCGCATGAGTTCGGCGACGTTTCGTGTCCGCCAGCTTTGGAACCCGGAGTTCCACCGAGGATGAAGCCACCGAAAAGTTGCGTACTCGTGCCGTCGTTTATGGCGATCGTGCTCTCGAGGATAAATCCGCGAGCGATGTTGATTTCGGCGGAGTCAATCGTGCCGTTCGTTGGATCGGTATTTGTCACCGATGCCTCCTGGTTGGGGTGTGCGGTTCAGAGAAAGCGGGAAAGTCGGTGCGCGCGGATCTGATCGTCCACAGCAGCCATTCGGGCCTCAAAGGCCGGGTCGCTATCGAGGAACCTCACGCGTGGGAGGCTGACGACAACGTGGGTGTCGTCGATGCTCTCGTTTTTGGCGCGGAAGGTAGTTGTGGTCGGCACGATGCGCCGCACGATTTCGCCGAGCGCCTCGAAGTTATCGCTCATGCGAAGAACACGAGGCTGATTGCCACGATGCAGCCGACCACGAGGGTTCCACCGGCGACGAGGTCGAAGGATTTTAAGCGGGTTTCGGCGGGGGTCGACAGGGAGAACGTTGGAAGCTTTTTGGTGCGGCGCATGTGCGTCTCTCGCTTGTGATGACGAGAGATTATGCGAGCAAGAATATTCATGCAAGAGAAATTATTGCCTTCACGAATATTATTTTTCGAGCAAGCAACAAATTATAGATGGCGAATGAGGTTATAGGGGCGCTTAAGGCGCCCTACCTCGTCCAAACGATCCGTGACCGACTAATCGAATGATATCTATTTTAAGTTTGATCTCTTACGCGCGTGCCCGCGTAGTTAATATCCTCGCGCGCAGGATTGGTTGCTGCCGAGAGCCAGCAGCCGCGCCCTGACGGAGGCGCTCTGTGGACAACCTGTGGAAAATACTCACAGGCGCATCTTCGACTCGACTCGCTCGTCTCCCTTTCCGTAACGTGAACATTAACGGAACATTACCGACCGGTTGGGTGAGAGCGTGAGTGCGAGAAGATGGGATGGCAGGCTGGATCGAGCCGTGTCGATCGAAATCACATGCGATGACTGCGGGCGATCGAAGGAGATCCATCGGCATGGACTGGACGACCTCAAAGATCGTGGTCTCACAACGATCGATGACCTCTATCGACGCCTATATTGCCGGACGTGCAAACAGGACGGAGGTCTTGCCGACAACTTCGTCATTCGGGCGTCCTGGCCTAGTCCTCCGACATACCGACGATCCGGTGCACGGAATGAACCCGCTCCTGTGGAAAGCGCATTAGCCGGTCCTGTCCCTCGGGCGGATTCAGCTGCTCGAGGATAAGCTCGTGGCCCTCTCGCTTCACCAGGCGCTTGATGAATCCGAGAGGTGGGTCGCCTTCGACTTCCGGCAGTATTTGAACGAGGACATCGTGCCCAGGTCGGGCAGGCTTTACCGGGTTCACGTGCACGACTTCGCCTTCGTTGTACCGAGGATACATCGACGTGCCTCGAACATAGACCCCATAGGCGGATTTCACGCTCGCCAGGTTAGGCGGCCGGCCGATCGTATCTATTACCTGCCCGTTGAACTCAAACATCCCGTCGTCGCCTGCTACGGCCTCTCCAAAAATCGGCAAACGCTCTGGGGCAAAGCGGACGGCGCCGGCGAATACGCCGTTCGGCTCCGGCTCGGGATCGCGCGGGTGTGGTGGGGTTGGCTCGATCCGATCCCCATTGCCCAAGATCTTTTCCTCGAACACTCGTAGTGCGCGGTCCATCTTCACGGCGTTCTCATAGGTCATCTTCGGTTTCTCGAGGTTCAGCCACTTCGAGATGGTCGGCTGTGAGATATCAGCCGCGGTCCCCAGCGTAGTTTGTGTGACGCCACGGCTCATGAGGAATTTCATCCGCCTGACGATCGCCTCCGCGGCGCCCTCTTCTGTTTCATTCATGTTTTCGATCAACCTCCTGTCGCAAGCCGCTTTCCTGGTTATGCGGAGTTATACCAAAAAGAATAATTTCGTGCTCGAATATTTTTAGTTGCCTGGGTATTCGTAGTCCTATACTAATGAGGGATCACTTCGGAGATCCCCGTGTCTGACATGACGATCATTGAGCGTTTCCGCCATCACCTCTTCCGGACTGACCAAGCCGACATGGCGGCGATTATGCGGGTTTCGCAGGCGACGGTTTGCAAGTGGGAAAAGAGCGGCGCGCCAGAGCCGCGCATCGACAAACTTCGCCTCCTTCGTGATTGCGCCATTTCTCGCTCTCTGCCGTGGAAGGACGAGTGGCTGCTCGACGGTCCCCCGATTCCCCCGGACATCCAGGCCCGCGAAGCCGCCTAGCGACCCGGCTCGGCGCTGCGGTCGAGCCTTCTCCCCAACCTGACGCAAACCGCGGCCGTTCGCACGCAACGGGCACGCACGCCACGACCAGGAGAAGACCATGGCCCGTAAGCCACGCGCTGCGAAAAAGCAGGCAAGCACGAACGGATTCGACGCGACCGTGCTGAATGACATCGTCCATCGCTTCGATGAACTGAACGACGAGTTAGCGTCCGCCAAGGGCGTCTACATGAAGCGCGCTCGCGACATTGCGGACAGTAAGCGCGGACTCATCGAAGAGGCTAAGTCCCGCGGAATCGCGACCAAGCCGCTGAAGGCCGTCCTGAAAGAGATCGACCTCTCGCGGAAGATTGCCGCAACGCGCTCCGAACTTGAGGCCGACGACGCCGACCAGGCGGAGTTGATGCGGAGCGCCCTCGGCGACTTCGCTGATCTTCCGCTCGGCGCGGCCGCCGTCACCGCTGCCGATAAGCGAAAGGAAGATGAGAACGCCTTCGACTCGATGGGCAAGGACGAGGGTTGATCGTGGCGCCTGTCGTTATCCTCGGTCTCGACGTGGCGAGCGCCATGGGCGTCTGTGATTGGGAGGTCGGCAACAGGCCGACCTTCTACACCATCAAACTCGGCGGCGATGACGAGCAAGGCTTCGATGCATGGACGAGGAAGTGCAAACGCGCGACCCGGTGGATCGTCGATCGTCTGAAGGCCTCGCACGTCGACCAGATCATTATCGAAGCTCCGATCGAGGCCGGGAACACCGGCAACACGAACGCCAATACGACGGCGATCAAATATCTCCTTCTCGGCGCGCTGCTTGGTCCTATCGGTCTCAAGAGCAGCGTCACGGTCCGAGGCGCGAGAGTCCAGACTGTACGGAAACATTTCATCGGTCACGGCAACTTGAAGGGACCGGAGGCGAAGCGCCTCGTCCGGAACGTCTGCCGGGAGATCGGCTGGGATCCCAACAATAACGACGAGAGCGACGCCGCGGCGGTCGCTCACTGGCGAGCGAATGAACTCGGGCTCTTGGTGCCCGACGTGAAACCTTTTCATCGCGGGAAGTTCTGATGCCAGAGCCGGCTCTCCCTCCACAACCTCTCACCGGAGCTTTGGGCGAGATCTGGTCGTGGCAACGCCAATTCGAGATCACGTTCAAGGTGCTGAGGGAGACGGGTGTCCAGCCCCTCGAGTCCGAGGTTAGGCGCCACCGGCTACTCGGATCCATGGAGAACCTGTTGCTCGCGATCGAGCCGCATTGGGACACGACCATTCGTCCAATGCTCGAAGCTCGCGCTGCGGAACAAGCGCGCATTGCAGTGATCGCTGAGAAGGAGCCTGAGGGGAAAGATGGCTGACAAGGTCGAGAAAAACGCACACATTTTCGAGCGCGATGAACTCGATTGGTATGTCGAGCCTGAGGCATCGACACGCGCGTTGCTCGCCGCCGAAGGTTTCTTTGGCGACGGAATCTATGACCCCTGTTGCGGTGGCGGAAACATCGTCAGGGCGGCTCTTGCGGAGGGCTACGGGGATTCTGTCGGCACGGACATCGTGCGACGGGTGCCGGTGGATACGTCATGGTTTCTAGGCGAAAGCGATTTTCTCAAGGCTGATCCTGCTTTCGCGCCGGCGCGCTACAGATCCGTGATGATGAACCCACCGTTCTTCCGTGGAAAAGGGACAGAGGCGTTTATCCGTCGTGGCTTGGAACTTTGCAGCGGCAAGCTTGCGGTGTTCACAGACCTCAAGTTCCTCGCCGGGTCAGGCCGCGCAAATAGTCTCTGGGCAGAGCACCCCCCAACGAGAGTCTGGATGATAACGCCCCGCCCTTCCTGCCCTCCTGGCGAGTGGCTTGAAGCTGGAAATAAGGCCGGCGGCGGAACTGCAGATTGGATCTGGCTCGTCTTCGACCAGACCGCTCCACGTACGGCGACGACATTTCACTGGTTGAGGACGAGGCAGTGAAGACGCCGCGCCACAAGTGGTCGCTCCCCGCGCGTACTCAATACGAAACCGAACGCTGGTGTGACGTGTGCGATCTCAAGCGGATCACACGGCACGACGGCGACGGCCTCCCTTGGACTGAATGGTTCCGAGACGGCCAGCGAATCCATTCCGAACGAACACCGAAATGCGTTGGGGTGAGCGCGTCATGACAGAAAAAAAGATGGCGAAGAAGCCGAAGGGCAAGCCGCGGCCGCGGCAGAAATACACCCCGACGCGGAAATACCTGGGTCACGAACTCAAGCGCGCGATCTACATGGCGGGGGAAGGTATGTCAGCAAGCGAGATCGCGATCGCCCTCGGCGGCACAACCGCGGTGAAGATCCGCTCTCTCTTGAGCAAGCACGGCATCAGCTTGAAACGCCGCGGCGGCTACGACGATCGCATTGTCGTCCGCTGCACCACGCCGGAGCGCGAAGCGATCACCGCTTTCGCCGAACGCTTCGACATGGAAGCCGGACCTTTCATGCTCCGCCTGGCGATGGAAGCTACCGCCAAACACATTCACGACGTCTTTGAAGACGGCGGTGACGCATGAGGAAGCCAGTTGTCATCTGGCCTGAGCCATACCCGCGGGACAGCACGATCGTCGACCTTGGGGTCGACCATCGCCGGCTTGATATCCTCCGGCCTGAGCGGTGGGAGAATTTTAGAAAGCTGTCAGGTCTCTCAAAAGATCTCGCCCTCCTAGATCCGTTCAACGTGGGAAGCCGCTCCGGCGAGATCGGAATGATGGTTCGCGAGGCCCATAATCGCGGGTTCCGGCTGGTTATCGGGATGGCCGCCTGCCGCGAGGAACTCAACGCGCAAGGTCTCATCCAATGAGCGACCGCATTTCATGCTGCGTCCCGTTCTGCCGGCGAACTCGCAAGAACGACCTCGGATTCCTCGAATGGATTTGCGGCGACCACTGGCGCGGTGTGCCGAAGCCGATGCGTCAGGCCTACGGCCGCGTCACACGCCGCTTCCGGCGCGGTCTCGGTGAGTACGGCTCTCGAGGTGACCGACTCTGGCGACGTGTGAAGCGGGCCGCGATTGAGCGGGCGGTGGGAATATCATGAGCGGCCTCGACGAACTCGAATCCAAGATGGCCGACATCGCCGCGGTAGTGTGGGGCCCGCCGCGCAAGGGCGAGGGCAACGCGTCGGAGATCCGGTATGGCGGAGGCCGGACCGTTAATCCGAAGATCGGCCGCTATTTTGTTCATGGCAATGATGTCGGCGGAGGCCCGATCAAGTTCCTGCAGGAGGAAGCCGGCCTTCAGGGCAAGGAGATTTTCGAGTGGCTCGAGGAACACAAGTTCCCCGTTCCGGAGCGTCGGGATGCGACCTCCCCGGCGGTCAAGAAAAACGACATGCCAAAGGAGAGCAAGCCGAAGCCGGCGGCTCGTGCGCCGAAGGTCGTCACCGAGAAAAAGATCACCGCCACCTTCCCCTATGTCGACGAGAACAACGTCGAGATCTACCAAGTCGTGAAGTTCGAGTGGGAGGAGGACGGCAAGCGGAAAAAGAGCTACGCGCAACGGCGGAAGCCGCGCGACGACGACGATCCGGAGACGATCAAGCGTGGGTGGGTCTGGAATCTGGACGGCGTTCGGATCGTCCCTTACCGCCTTCCCGAGTATCTCGCAGATGTCGCCGATGGCGTGACAATCTTTTTCGTGGAGGGCGAGAAGGTCGTCGACCGGCTTCGGTCCGTAGGCGTGCCCGCGACGTGCAACCCCATGGGCGCCGGCAAGTGGTGGGACGAACTCACCAACTACTTTGACGACGTGGACCTGGTCGTCCTGCCGGATAATGACCGGCAGGCGAAACGGAAAGATGGCGCTCTCAAGTTTTACGAGGACGGCGCGCCGGTATTCGTCGGACAGGACCACGCGAAGCGCGTCGCGTTTGAAACGTCGGCAGTCGCTCGAAGCGTCCGAATCCTCGAGTTGCCGGGACTGCCGGAAAAGGGCGACGGGTTCGATTGGATCGAGGCAGGAGGAACGCCGGACGCGCTGTACGAACTCGTCGACTCGAGTGCGGTCGCGTGGAACGCCTACACCGGCCCGAAGGCGGAGGGCTCCAACCCGAACCTCGACCCCGAGACGCTGAAGCTCAACTTCAAGGCCGTTTGGTTTCACCAGATCAGCGGCAAGAAGCCTGTTCGGAATTGGCTGCTCAAGAACCTCCTGCTCGCGTCCGTTTTCGGGATTGTCTACGGGCCGCCTGGATGCGGGAAAAGCTTTCTCCTTTCGGACCTGTGCTTGACCATGGCCGCGGGGAAGGCCCTCAACCGCGATCGGCCCGAGTGGTTCGGATACAAAGGCCGGGTGTTCGGAGTGGTCTATGTCGTGGCCGAAGGCAGCGACGATTTCGAGATCCGGCTTCACGCATGGCGGGAGAACAACAACGTTCCGCCTGATGCCGTCATCCCGTTCGTGTTTCTGCCGACGACGGTGGACATGCGAAGCAGCGATGCCGATACGCAGAAACTCGCGTCCGATGTGAAAGCGATCTCCGCCTCAATGCTCGCCCTATGTGGCGTCCCTACCGAACTCGTTGTCCTCGACACGGTGGCGCGATCGCTCGCCGGCGGCAATGAGAATGACAGCGCCGTGATGTCCACGTTCGTCAAGAACTGCGGGCTCCTTCAGGAAAGCTTGAAGGTGGCGGTGATCGGCGTCCATCACGGCGGGAAGGAAGGCGGGCGCGGTCCGCGCGGACACGAGTCCCTTCATGGCGCCGCCGATCTTGAAATCGAGGTGGCAAGCGCCACGGAGGACACTCCCAACGCATTCGTCATCCGGAAAATGAAGGCTGGACCGGGCGGCAAGACTGAGAAGTTCCGGTTGAAACAAGTGACGGTCGGCAGCGATGGCGATGGCGATCCGGTCACGTCATGCGTCGTGGTCAAGCAGACCGGCGATCTCTCGGGCAAGAGAGAAAAGGCCAGGGGCTTCAAGGTCAATCCGACCGAGTTGGAGTTCCTGCAGGCGCTTGCCGAGACGATCGAGAAGCGCGGCATCATGCCCCCGGCCGGTGTCGAAGTACCGGGACGAGTGAACCTCGTGGCGAACGTGAGGGACGTGCGCGACGCCTTCATGGAGAAGTTCGCGGCCACCGAAACCGGAGACGAGGTCGCGGTCGAGAACCGACTGAAGGCCAGGTGGTCGAGGGCGACCAAGGCGCTGATCCGCTGGAAGATCATCGGTTCGAACAAGGTCTATCTCTGGATGACCGGCAAGCCGGTCCAGAACTTCCACCTTCGCGGTGTGACGGAGCAAGGCCAGCCACCGATCGGTGGCGGCAACGCGGCGCCTGTCGATGAAGACAAGCCGTTCGAGGCTTCTCGCACCGTCCCCGAAACCGACGATCTCACGAAGTTCTAGGAGGCTCGCATGGCACGACGTTCAAAGACAGAGAAAGCCGCCATTGCCGAGTCGGCTTACGACAACCTCGGCGACGACCGGGATGGTGACGGTTGGAACCGCCGCTCGGTCTCGACGATCCGGGATCCCGACGATGACGTGGACGAGGGCGAAGGCTGGACGAAGCGCAAGGTCGAAAACCGTCTCGCCGAGGCGATCAAGGTCGTCCAGTGGACGACGGGCAGGGTCGGCCCCGCCAGCGTCAAAGGCTTCTGGCCCGAGGTCGTCCGCAACTTCGGTGAACTCGTCGGCGCCGCCGGCGAGAACACCCTGCTCGTCGACGGCAACCGGATCCGGTTCCAGGCAACATCCGCCCAGGTGACCCGAGCCGAAGAGGCGATGATGTGGCCGGCCCGGTACGTCACAGACCGGCGGATCCTCGAAGTCCTGAATACCTGGCTGGCCTGCAAGGCCTATCGCCGCCCATGGCGTCGGATCGTCGAACAGAGGGGTTGGGCGCTGGCCACCGCGGACAGGGCGCGTGCGCGGGCCGTCTATCAGATCATCACCGGGCTCGAGGCGGCAAAGGTGAACATCCAATGATCCGCTGCTCAGGATGTGGCTCAGGAAGCAAGGTCGCCTCAACCCGGATGCTGGGCGGCGACCCCGTCAGGGTGCGGGAGTGCATGAAGTGCGGGCGCCGATGGATGACCAAAGAGGTCAAAATTAGAAACCTTCCCCGCCGTATCGCCGGGAGGGTCAAGCTGCCAGAGGAAGGGGAAGTCCTTCTGTGAGCCGAGAGCGACGCGACGTCCTGCCCATCAGTTGCCCGCCCCGCGGGCTCTCTCGCGTGGAGGCGGCCGCCTATGTCGGCGTGTCGCCAACGACATTCGACCGAATGATCTCGGAGGGAGTAATGCCCAAGGCTAAGAGGTATGGCTCTCGAGTGATCTGGGATCGGCTGGCCCTTGACAGCGCGTTCATGGACCTTCCCGATGAGGCGGGAGCGTATGGACATCCAAGCGACGAGCCTAATCCGTGGGATCTGGGCACGTCATGAGCGAGCTTATGGTTGGGATCAAAAACCTTCGCTACCTGATCGAGGACAGGGATCGGCACGGGAACCCGCGCCTCTATGTGAGGGCGCCTGGGCAGAAGAAGATCAGGATCCGGGAGATACCCGGCACGCCGGAGTTCAATGCCGCCTATGAAGACGCCATGGCCGGCATCGCTCGGACCAAGCCTGACAAGGCCGCGCCGGCAGCGCCCGCGGTCGTGAAGGGCTCGTTCCGCGCCCTGTGCATCGCCTACTACGCGAGCGGAGAGTTCAAAGGGCTCGACCAGAGCACGCGGAACTGGCGCCAGCGGGCGCTCGACAAAATCGCTGAGAAGCGGGGCGACGACAAGGTCTCGGTCATTGAGCCCAAGCACATCCGGATTCTTCGAGACGAACTCGTCGACACGCCGGGAGCCGCCAACGCTCGGCTGAAAGCCCTCAAAGCCTTGTTCGTTTGGGCAGTCGGCGCCGGCGAGTCCCGCTTCAACCCGGCTCGCGAGATCAAGCTGATCCGGTACTCGTCCAGCGGGCATCACTCATGGACGCTGGACGAGGTCACCAAGTTTGAGGAAAGGCATCCGATCGGCAGCAAGGCTCGCCTCGCGTGTGCCATCATGCTCTATACCGCCTGCCGGCGGGAGGACGTCGTTCGGTTAGGCAAGCAGCATATCCGAGGCGGCAGAATCCGGTTCATCCAGGCGAAGAACGAGGACCGTGAGCCGATCCAGATCGACATCCCTGTTCACCCCGACCTCGCGGAGGTGATCGACAAGACGCCCTCTGGCCACCTCACGTTCATGGTCACCGAATATGGGAAGCCATTCACCGCGAACGGGTTCGGCAACTGGTTTCGGGATCGATGTGATGAGGCCGGACTGCCGAATTGTTCGGCTCACGGGCTCCGGAAGGCGACTGCAGCGAGGCTCGCGGAGCGGGGCGCCGGACCTTACGAGATCATGTCCATCACCGGCCACCAAAGCCTCGAAGAGGTCGAGCGGTATACGAAAGCGGCGGAGAAAATCGCCCTCTCGAATCGGGCTATGGCACGTCTCGGGAAGGCGAAACCGAGAACAAAATAG